TGGTGCCAGGTATGGAGTATTGCCAGCGCGCCACCTTTGCGCCTCCTGTTGCCTGGATGGTGCCAGGTATGGAGTATTGCCAGCGCGCCACCTTTGCGCCTCCTGGTGCCTGGATGGTGCCAGGTATGGAGTATTGCCAGCGCGCCACCTTTGCGCCCTCCTGGTGTCTGGATGGTGCCAGGTATTAAAAAACGGGCTGCAAGTACTTACAGCCCGTACGCAAACGGTTAAAACATTCTTAGCAGTTCATTATATATATTATATTCTAAATCCTTTGCAAGGTATTCAATAAATTCAACGGCGCGTTTTTTCGTCAAAATCTTGTAGTTATGCAAAGTTAAAAAAACTTTCTTTGCCGCCGCTTTTATTTCTTGAATAGCATTATAAATAACGCTTTTTATTGCGCTTTGGTACTGGTAATTTTCCCAAGTTCTGTTATAATAACGAATCCTGATACTACCTACTTTCACAATATCATTTTTATACAAAGTTACTTTGTGTCCCCAACTGCTACGAGTGTTCCAGGAATCGCAAACAAGCTTAAAATTAACGCCTTTTATTTGTCTGTTATATATCATAATATCAATATTAAATAAGTTTTTTTATTTCTGTAAATTTTTAATAAATTCATCTTTTGCCTTCCATTCTGTTTTTTTTGGATGCTCACACAAAAAGGCATCAACGAAATTTTTGCAATTTGTCAAACAGTCTTTTTTTACTTTTCCCGTCAAAAAAACACGTTCACCACATGCACCGCCTCGGGGGGCGATATTATTAAAACCACACGCCACGCCTAAACGATTCAACACATTTACAACCTCATTTGTTTCAACGTGTTTTGTTTGTCTGTCACTGTAACCAGTTTGCGCAATTCCGTTGCAAGCAAGCACACATATATAAGTATATACGCGAGTATGTTTGCGGACTCCATATTTACGCGGATTCTCTATAAAGTTATATATTTTTTCAAACTGTTTCATAATAAAAAAAATATTTGTTAGATGTAAGGACCGGCGGCGCCGGTCCTCAATTATTGTTTAAAGTCTAATTTCTTGCAAGTTTGCAAGATCAAATATCGCAAGTTGTTTATTCACTCGGCCAAGTTCTAAAGCGGTTTCCAAATCCTCAACTATTATAGTAGCATCATAATAATACATATTATTATTACGATTGTACCAACCGCCGAAAGCGTTTACTTCAGGATGATCACTAACGTATTTTATAACGTTCGCAAGGCCTGAGAGCCCAAACGAGTTTTGGGTAGCTGCAACGGCTACAGCGTACCCTGTTGTAACGGGTTGTAATGTCGCAGCATTTACGGTGAATCCTTCTTTGTTGTTAATTGCTATTGTTGCCAATGCAATTAAAGTTAATGTTTGCTTTTTGTTCATAATCAATAAAGTGTTTTATATGTTTCTTGTTTATGCTTGCAAAGGTAATATATTTATTTGTTTCGTACAAATAAAATCATTAAAAAGTTTATATTCTCATTTGCTTTTAACCTTTATATGCAAATGAACGTATTAACTAAACATTTTTTTACAAATAAAACTATTAGCACGCATTTTTATATATACGGGGTGTGGTGTCGGTGTCCTCGGTGGTGTGGTGTCGGTGTCCTCGGTGGTGTGGTGTCGGTGTCCTCGGTGGTGTGGTGTCGGTGTCCTCGGTGGTTGTAGCTGGTGTCCTCGGTGGTTGTAGCTGGTGTCCTCGGGGGTTGTAGCTGGTGTCCTCGGGGGCATATATCCAGCCGGGCACCAAGGCGGACACGCACAAAGCTCCTCAGTGTGGCGGTCGGTCTCGCTTCCGAATCAAGGTTTCGGGGTAGAGTTTACGGATGCAATTGCTCTAATTATCAATTATTTAGGTTCTCCTTTTGGGCGTGCTTTCGCAGAGTAGTGTGTCGGCTAAAACGTTGATTATTAACTATTTATAGGAGTGAAATAATAATTCAACTATACAATTTAACATCAAAATATTCCATTAAAAGCATCAAAAATCCACTAAAGTCACTTGTTTTTACTAAAAACTAATAATTTTATCACTAAAAACTTTGTGAAAACAAATAAAATAATTACCTTTGCAGATAAATAATAAATAACATTATACATCCGTTCGATTATGGAAACAGAAAAAAAACCAAAATCAGAAGTTAATCTTCGCAAGCTCATGCAGAAGTTAGGTTTAGGCACAAACGCTTTTGCTGAAGCCTGCGGCATGAGTTCGCAGTCGATGGCGCAATTCTTACGCAACAAATCACTTACAACAGCATCTATATATCGCATAGCAATGGCTCTCGATATAGACCCTCGCGATATGTTCTTCCCAACCGACGAGGAAGTAGAAACATTACCTTTTACCGAAAAAGGAAAAGAGGAGAAAGAAGAAAATACACAAGAGGAGACGCAAAACACCATCAACACCACTACCTTCTGCCCTCATTGTGGCGCAAAGGTTCGTGTCGGTGTGGTGCTCCTGCCCGAAGAATAAAAAAAAACCACGGCAAGCCGTGTACCTACCGTGGAAAATGTTAAGGCTTTTTTGCGCTTAGCGACCTTTAAGTCTCCTGCTCGCCACCAGGCTTCTGACCACCGCCAAGAGCCAATACGCCACCCGTGAGGTCGTTGCCAGCGAGCACGACCTTGAGGTCGTCGGTGACGAGGGAGCGCATGAAGCTGTATAGGTTGCCAATCTTGTGCTGCGCCTTGTACGCCTTCATCACGGCGAGGTAAGCCTCCGTACCCTTGGCTGACTTGTCGGACGGACGGTTCTGCTTCCACAAAGCGGAGGCAAACTGCGACTTCCTCTTTGAAGATGGCACGAATAGTTTGCTGAACCGCGGTTTTAGGGTCGGAATAACCGTGACGGTCGGAACGATAGGTCTTGCCCGTCTGCTGATTTACACTGTAAATCACGCCCTCTTTGGAGCATAACTTACAGGAAATGGACTGAATGTCAGTCGAAAAGTGACCTTTGCCATACTGATATGTGTTTAAGGTGTGAATAAAAAATCTGCTGGGAAACGTGGGCGTGGACGGACAGCCGAAAATCCGTGAAACATTTATCCGGAAAACGACTGAAAAACGAGTGAAAACGAGCGTAAACGTCTTTACTGCGTCCTTACCGGTTGCTTACTGATTTCGCATCCAGTCCGACACCCCGAACTTTCCAAGGATAAAGGTACAAAAACGTGCGTGAAACATCGGACAAACTCCGTTACTAACGTATGTTTTTACATCGGATTTGACGGATTGAACGGATGTTGAGACATAAAGTACGCATGGAACATGGAGAGAAAAATCCGTAAAATCCGTGCAATCCGATGTAAAAGAAAAATACAAACCTACGAATGTACTAACGTATAAAGATATCAATGTATGAAGAAAATTTTTAGAATGATGATGCTGTTGGCAATGATGCTCGTTGCCCATACTGCAAATGCACAAGTGGTGTTCTCGAACTTCAAGCTCAAGCCTACCCTGCTCTACACTTCCAAGGCGCTGTACGTCGGGTTTACGTGCGACGGAGAGAAGAAGGTGAAGTATGTCAAGGTAGAGTGGTGTGCCGTAAACGAAGTGGGCGACGTGTCGGAAGGCATGACACCCAACCTTCAGCTGCGCAAGGTGTCGGCAACCGGACCTTTCGACCCTGGCAAGAAGTACAAGCGTGTGGCTAACGCAGCCTACATCGGAGTGGAGAAGGTGCACGCCTTGCCCGTCAGTATCTGCATAGAGTATATGGACGGCACCGACTGGGAGCAGGACGTGACGAAGGACAACTATCAGCAGTTCTTCCCAAACTTGAAGTGGATAGACTTCACTGTACCTGGCGAATAAGCAACAAGAACGAAACAAAAATTGCGAACCACTTTTGTAGTCTCGCCTTTTTATTGTACCTTTGCATTGAGTATTTTATTAGAACATCATATTCTATAAAGTATTTAAAATGTTAAAATCAGACAAAGGCTGCTATCCGTGAGGACAGCGGCTTTTTTTAACAACTCAAAACTTAAAATTCAAACGAGTCAACGCCAATCCGTCGTTGAGCAATCTCTACGATATAGCCGACGCATTGGGAGTGAAAATAACCGAGTTGTTTCCACCAGAAGACCAATGCAACAAAAACGTATATCCGTCAGAATTTAAGATACAAACCATCTGTCCCTCATGTGGTGCAAAGATAAGTGCAAGCGTGACGGCGGCGGGATAAACGATATGACGTAGTATTTTGTACTATGTTATTAATTCGGTGAGTGTCGTTGTCCACGTCGATGGCGACATTACTGTTTACAGAGCATGCTTTTACACCAAGGATGTTGTGGAGAACCAGTACTGAAAAAGCCCCCCGCCAACCATCACGGCCAGCAGAGGGCATCATCCTAAAAACAAACAATATAGAAGAGTGAAAGTCTTTTCCTTTACCTATACCACCACACTCACCATCTGCGGATAACCCGCCTTGAAGTCATAACCCAGCACAGCCTCCAGCGTCGTCAGACCAGCCACAGCCCTGCGGTGCCCAGCCGTCACGTTATAGCACCCCATCGCATACACCTCCACCTTCACCAGCAGCTCCTCCAGGCGCGCTACATCCATCACATACTCCCTGCCATCTATCCACAGCGACATCCTCTCCAGGCCACACGCCTTCGCAACACCCACACCATTCATCAGCCCCACGCGCGTAGCCTTATCCAGCCACCCGCGCTGACCGTTCACCACCAGAGTATTAACACTGTCCGACCCATCATAGGCATCGATTCCAGCCAGCACAGCAGCCTTCGCCGCGCCCAGCGCCTCCGACTCCTGCTGCACATCGTCCAGCCAGCACACGTCATACGCATACCCCGTCTGCTCCCGCGCCTCTCGTCCCATCACGCCATCATCATCCATGCCAGCGGGCACATCCTCCAGCGTCGTCACCTTCTTCTCGTTCAGAGCCACCATAGCCCTGCCACTCCTGCACAGAGTCACCTTCGGCTGCTGCTGCGCAAATACCATTCTCGTCATTTCCATATTACTATTCCTTTTTATGAATTAAACTAAATACCAAATTTCTCACAAAGCAATTCACACGCCTCCTCACTCGTGGTATGAAAGCCCTCGAAGTAGAACGATTTGCCCTGAGAGCATATCTTCGTCTTCACCGGCAAGCAGACACTACCCGCAGCCACCAACTTGAAAAACTCCTTTATCTCGAAGCTCCCGTTATTGGTCACATAGAGATGTTTGCTGCCGTCATTGCCGACAGCCACAAACTGGAAACGCACGAAGAACTCACTGTCCTTATGATTTTCCCTTACCGCATAGTCGGTGATGAATATCGTGGTACCCTCCAGCTTGTCAAGTTTCACCTGGTCGCCAGCCATCGGGCGCACTGCCATTCCTTTCTGGTTTTTCATCTTTTTCAGTTTTCTAATATCCGTTTCTATAAGCCTTGTCAACCTTCTGCTGTCTGTCTTCATCAGCATGCCATGATAGCCGGCATAGTTCTGCCAGCCTCTCCCGGCAGCACGTATAGCCCTACGCCTGATTTCCGCCCTCACGTTCACAAACGACCCTTTGAAGCGCTGCTTGCAGAACATGAAGCCATTCCCGACACGCACCGTCTGCCAGTCGTTCTTCATCTCCATGCCGTAGCGTCCGGCGAGATAACTCATCTCCCAATGCACAGCAGCTGTAACCTTCTCACGATTGTCATCCATGATAATCCTGTTATCACCGAAACATCCGTAAAACTGCGGTTTGAAACGCCTCGTCAGTTCCATATCCATATCCGTCAACGTGAGCATCGCAAGCAGCTGCGACAGCATACCGCCAATCACGAGCGTGTCGTGCTGCAGCAATATCTCACACAGCAGCCTACGCGTAAACGGACACGTTACAGTCTCAAACGCTACGCCCAGCACCACCTTCGACTTTAGCGTTTCGTAGAAATGGCGTATATCTGTCAGACCGGCACTCGCCGATGGATGATTCTTCACATACGTACGTATCTTGTTCACCAGGCACCAGCGCTTGTCGTTACTCCACAGGCTCTTTCCCTTGATACCCGAATAGCAGTGAGGAGAGACCAGGTTCGTCAGTTTCTCACGTATCACTATCAGCAGCACGTTCTGCACACACCTGTCATACACGGTATAGATGTAAGCGTTGCGGTTCTTGTCGCCCTTGCCCTTCTTCTCGATTACTCTCGGAGTAAGAGGACTGCATCTATACGTCTCTTCGCTCAACTCTCTGATGATACGCTCGACTACATCCTCCTTCTGCAATGAGACTTGCCTTACTTCCGGCGAATTGCTCGCCCTTTTCAGGCAGCGCTCCACGCCCATGCGCACTATCGTAGGGTCTGTCAGAAATCTTTTCAGGTTTCTCAGCTTCTTCTTATGATTCGCTGTCTTCAGTTCATCGAGGATATTTCCCTCGTGGGTAGCCTCTATTGGTTTCACACCATTCCCGATGGCGTCATCTGCATCCATATCACCGCAAAACGGTGGCAACGCGCAGACTCCCAATCCATACCCACCAGTGGCGGTATGGGCGTTCGCTATGTTTGACCTTGTTGGTCGCGATGTAAGGTGTTTCCTGCTATCTTCTACCTGATTGACAGCCAAAGCCCCAGCGTAGTTGCTGTTGCCATTGCTCACAGCGTTGTTGCAATTCGCAGTGCGAGCAGACGCCATGCCATTGTTGGCGTTGCAACCCGCAACGAGAGCCTGTTCCTTACCTGCGCTTTCGTCTGCACCGACCATCACGCAAGGCTCAGACGCGTCCGCGTCCACCGCAGGAGAGAGCATACCTTGCGCTTCTCGGCCAGACTCACCCACCAGACAGCCGTACATCATCACATCATCCGATGATGGCTGCTTCGTCATGTCGATATTCTTCTGTCCGATGAGATTCATATTCTTTTTCTTTGAGATTTACCTGTTCCAGATTATTTGCCAGCCCCCGGGCGCCGTCGGGGCGGCTATCAGCCGCCGCCCCTCAGTTTGTGGCGTTGCTCCAGGCTTGTTGTCTAATGGCCGACAGCTTTTTGATTGGACCGCCTACTTGTTATTTTAATTTAAGCTGAGGGACAGCCAAAGCCCCAGCGAAGTAGCTGTTGCCATTGCTCACAGCGAGGTTGCAACTCGCAGCGCGAGCAGACGCCAAGCCATGGTAGGCGTTGCAACCCGCAACGAGAGCCTTGACGCCCTCCTTGCCATCCTCTGCAAGACCGCCGCTCACAGCGCCCCACATATAGTGGTCATTCCAGCTATAGCAGCATTCACCCGTATGGATTCCACCGCCAAAGTCTTCATAACAGAACATATTCCTCGTATAGTCTATCTTTTTGACATATCCAGACACGCCTTTCACGCGTACCTTCCAGCGCAGGCCCTTGAGCACGTTAAATGCCGTACCCACATCTCCATAGCACACGTCGTCCGTCAGCGGAGCCATATCCTGCCATTTCTCGGCATAGTACAACCAGTCCACATACTCGCCGTTCACCTTGCTCGACGTGTAATGCACGCCGCTCATCTGTCTGAACATGCCATCCATCGGCATACTCAGTCCACGATAGCACGAGTGAGAGAATTTTCCTATCACCCAGCCGCCCGTCACATCTACAGTGTCATAGTAGGTACCGTCCGCAAACTCCATCTTCACGTAGCAGTTGGCCATGGCCGTCATCACGCCATCTTTCAAGCCCTCACATCCTGACACATCTCTCACCACATAGTAGCGCTTGTTCACCACCATGCCTGCGCCAGTCTCCACATCGATGCTGCCGTCTTCAGTACAGACCATGTTGCCGTCAGAGCCGATGCTGAAGATGCTCGTCATCTTGCCAACCTTGTCCTGTAGACCGGCTTTGCTTATGCCGTCAAGCACAGACTGCAGTTCGCCACATTTGGTCATCGAGTAGAAAGTGCCGCCAAACATGGCCTTCAGATTATAGTCCGCCTTTCCGTCAGCACCTTTCTTCCAGCTCTGTTCCATGATGCCGTTATAGCCCAGCGCCGTGCCGTCAGCCTTGAAAGTCTTCACGCCGCTGTCGCCAGCTATCTTCGCATTGGCCCATGTCTGCGCGTTGGCTATGCTCGTATGCGTGCATCCCACTCCGAAGAGATACAGGTCTGTCGCATTCAGCGTCCCCACTTCAGCATACATCATCGCCACCCAGAGTTCATACAGCTCATAGTAACAGCCCATATACGGATAGTTGGTGTTCGGGTCCGCGTTCTTGTTCTGGGCCATGTGGATGGCGCTAAGTCCGCTAATACCCCAATTAGGATAACCCATGCCGGTCTCATTCAGAGCATTCTTCACGGTGCCAGATGCAGCGCTGCCAGAACCCCTCACATCGTCAGAAATTACGCAATGGGCGCATACCCTCTCGTCACCGGCAAGTTGAGCGCTCACCGTATAGAAGGGTGACATGGCAAAGGGCTCAAACTTCTTCGACGGCGCCCACTTCCATACGCAGGGCGACAGGCCCACACCCATGCAGCTCATCTCCATACCGTCCAGCACCTCGTTGGCCCTGATTACGTGCAGCGGCATGTCGGTATACACCAGCAGGTCGCCCTCCGTGCCGTCCACCTTCACCGCGTCGCCATTGCTCGCCAGCGTGATGCGACCTGGCGCACACTCGTGCTGCAGCACAGCCTCATTGCCCACGCGCTTCACGGTGCCTATCTTCATGTGCTTGCCTATCTCCTTTACCAGTTTCCTGTTGCCGTAGATATAGTCATCCGCTGGCTTCGGGTCCATGTCACCGCTGATGCGGGCAAACCCCACAAAGGCATCGCCCATCAGGCTCACCTTCTTCCTCAGCTCCTCCTCGGCAGCCTTAGCCTCGTCCACCTTCTGGTTTATTCTTGACAGCTGCGTACACATGCTCGCCGTCATGCCGTCTCTCACCACCTTCATCACGAGGTCGGCAGCCGCCACCTTGTAGCTCACCACCACCTTGATGCTCGCCCGGGCCTGGAAGTTCGACACAAACCTACAATACCCGTCCTCGGGCAGCTCCGCACCGGCATTCAGCAGAGTCAGAGGCTGATAGCTGCCCACCTTCGTCTTGTAGGTACTCGGCAGATAGTCCACCGTCTTTCCCGTCTGGTCATCGGTGATGGTGCAGTTCTCAGCACCCTGCACACCGTCTCCTGCCGAATAGGCATAGGTATAGCTGTGTGTAGCCCCGTCATAGGTAGCCTTCGCCGTAGCCACCCTGCCCTGCTCGTCATACGTATAGGCATAGTCTATGCCTCGCTGCTCCACCTTGTCTATGTACTCGGCAAAGACGCACACCTCGCCGTCAGTCTCTCCTGGATTGAAGAGATACTCGTTGCCCAGCTCCGCCGTAAACTCGGACATAGCCCAGCCGCTCTTGGCGGTCTTCACACCGTCCTTGCTGATTACATAGCCCGTGGCCGATGCCGTCAGCACGATATCCTCTCTGGCGGAGTACGGACCCAGGCTCTGCTTCATCCTCGCCACGTCGGCAGCATCACCCAGCGCCGTGCGTTTCACCGCGCCCGTGCGGTCGGTCACCGTCAGCACATGGTCATCGCCCAGCGTGGCGTCTACCTTCCCCGCTCCTTCTGCGGCGGTGTTGGCAGCGACGGTGGCAGCCGTCATGGCGTCCACATAGCCCTTCAGGTCCACAGTCTTGTCCCACCACGCGGCATCCGTCAGCTCGTGGCCCTGGTTCCCTTCCTGCTTGCTCACGTAGATGCGGCCGTCCGTCAGCGTCACATAGTCCAGCAGCCTATACGTCTTCTCCACATCCCAGGTGTCACCGGCCTTGGTCAGCACCACCTTCACTTTTATTTCTTTCTTTGCCATAGTTGTTATGTTTTTGTTTAATCGATACTTACTACTATCTCCGCACCGCTCAGGCTCACATCCACGCTCTCGGCATGCTTCACCGCCCTGTCGGTGTCCTCCTGCCGCTTCTGCTCGGCAGCATCGCGTGCAACCTCCGCCCCGGCTCTTGCCGTCTCGGCCTTCACGCGCTCGGACTCCGCCGTCTCTCTCGCCTTTTCGGCAGCAGCGCGCTTTGCCTCGGCATCCTTGCGCCCATCCTCGGCGGTGGCGCGCTTGGTCTCTGCGGTCTTGCGCTCCGTCTCCGCGCTTATCCGCTGCGCCTCGGCGTCCTCGCGGCTGCTCTCGTTGCTGCTGCGCTGGTCTTCGGCCACCTCGCGGGCGATCTCGTCAGCCCGCCTTTGGCTCTCCGCCGTCTCCCGCGCTTCCTCCGCAGTCTTCCTTCCGCTCTCCGCAGCCTCCGCCTCCGCCGTAGTCTTCCGGCAAGCCTCGGTGGCCTCCTTACAGGCAGCTATCAGCGCCTCGGTGTCGGCAGTAGGAGGCAGCACCACAATGGCAGTGTCCATCTCCACGCTGTCCTCGCCCTCGCTCGGCTCAAACACGGTGTCACCGCTTGCGTTGTTGTCCACTATCTGCACCTGCTCATACTCATTGCTTCGCCAGTCGTTGCCATACAGGCGGCCCTTCACCTCCAGCGCATAGTTGCCCACGCTGAGAGCGTCGCCTTCCACGCGGGCCTCTATCACCGAGTCATCGCTCACCGAGATGGCATACTCCAGGCTGTGACGTCTGTATGCGCCCACCAGGTTCACTACTATATCCGTACAGGCGGGCAGAGCAAACTTCACCTGCTCCTTGCCCACCATCTTCCTTACGGGTATCTTCATCCTAAAGTCATTCCCTCTTACTATCTTTTTCATCGTGATTTTCAGTTTCACTGTCCTACACTTATCACCAGCTCGCCCGTAGCCGAGTCCAGCGACAGGCTTATGTCCTCCACCTTCGCCAGACTGCCTTCTGCAGCCACGATGTCTGCCACCAGCTGCTGCCAGTCGCCATACGTGCCGCCATAGCCCTTCTGCTGCGCTATCTCATAGGCATCCTCGCCCGCAAAGAGCGACGCCGTGATGCGCTTAGCCTCGCGTGTTCCGTCAGCCTTGCTGCGTATCAGCAGCAGGGTGTCGCCAGACTCCACTCCATCCACGGCGTCCAGCGCCGTCACGTTTATCTTGCTCCATTCTGTCATATCTAATCCTTTCCTTTACGCTCTTTGATATAATACAGGCAGTACAGCAGCACCACCAGCACCACAACCGTCAGCACATGGTTCACCACAGGCTTCACACGACGCTCCCACCAGGGCGCCTTGCGCTCCACAGGCATTGGCACGCGCACCGTGTCACACTTCACCATCCACAGAGTGTCGGTCACACACAGCGTGTCGGTCGTGTGCGTCCTGTGCCAGCGGTCTATACGCACCGTGTCACCTTTCACCACCTCCTTCACCCATACGCTGTCATACACACGCTGCGTCTTGTAAACAGTGTTTACCTTTACGAGAGTATCGTGTGTAGACGCTTGAGGAACATAACGCACACTGCTGCAACCACACAGCAGCAGAACAATACCAAGCCCAACGAGGGCCAGAAACTCATACAGTCTGTCCATTGCTTTATCATCATTATCATTATTACCTGCACAGCCTGGCCCACAAGGCCTCCTATCATCGTGGCGGCTATGTCCTTCCAGTCCCATTCTCCACCGTGCTGCTTGTCCTTGAACTCCATGCCCACAGCACAGCCCGCCGTGAACACTATCGTCAGCAGCATCGCAGTCACTAATCCGCCCAACACATGGTCAGGACGGTTGCTTTCCATTATCCATTTCCAGTTCATAGTCATTCTATTTTAAGTGTTACCTTTTCACATCTCTTGGCAGCAGGACCCAGACACTCTTTCCAAAGTCTGCTGAATATGGCTTGTGAGTTGACAACCTTGCCTACTGCCTTGTTTTCACCTACGAGAATACAGCCATCGGTATCAGCAGCAGTATTGCCACAGTGTATCAGCACACCGGCAAAGCCTTTCACATCGACAAGACGAGGCAGGCGGCCACCGCAGAGACTCCTGTAAAAATACCTGTTGCCAAATCTCGGGCTTATCACATTCAGAGACACCATATATTCACCAGAGGGTATAGCTGTCTTGCCTGGCACCTTCTGCCTACGTATCTCCATATCACTCATAGCAGAGGTGAGACCCCTGTCGGTGTCCTCCAGCGTGTCACACACATACCTTCCATCCACATACATGCGGCCTATCGTATAGTCAGACCTCTTCGCTATCCGTCTTATTATTATCTCCATCTTTCCTGCTCCTTTCTTTTTCTGCATGTTGCTTGTATTGTTCTATCTTCTCCGCCACATTGCCGGGCAGAGCGCGTTTCCACTCAAAACGTATGCAAAGGTACACTCTCCACAGGGCCTTGCTCTCGGGATAGACCTTCACCAGGTTCTTCATCGCGTTCTGCAGATAGTAGATGCTTATCGCATAGGTCAGCACCTTAACCGGGTAGAAGCTCGTCTCGTCATCACCACAGAGAAACATGATGCCTCGCACCAGCTCTATCACCATCAGGATGAGCACAAACTCATACATCGCCTTGGCAAACTTGGCCCAGGAGAACCTGTGGCAGCGTATCACGCTCACACCGTCAGCCCTCATACCGCACCATACGTTAAACATGCACGCTATCGTGAGCGCACCCATCATACTCGCCGTCGGGCACACTATCGCGGCCAACGTACTCAGAAGGAGTGTTCCTATCGCCCGTATCTGCTCGGGCATGAAGTTGTTTATCATCATCATCTCGTTTATCGGGTTATTGTTCCTTGTGTCTTGCTCACCTTCTCGCTCACCACCATGCTCATCTGCTGCTCGCTGCCCATCACCGTGGTCATCAGGCCCGTAAGCCTGTATGTCGGGTAGTACACGTTGCTCGCATCGCCCACGCCGTCCAGCACCGTGCCGTCCCAGGGCAGCCACTGGCCCTCGGCCTCATGCTGCAGACCGCCAGCGCCGTCGCCGAGGCCGGTCTTCTGCGTAAACCATTTCCCGTCTGCAAGGGCTGCCTCCTTAGCGCTCAGCCCAGCAGCATCATCGGCCACAGCAGTGCCGTTAATCTTGGCGGCGTAGTATTTGTGCAGCGACACAGCCTGGTAGCCATTCTCGGCCCACTTGGGCTGCTTGCCTGTAGGAGGCACGGGCGGCGCCTCTGCGCCGCCTGCCGTCTCGGTGAAGGCGGCAGCGGCAAGGTTGCCGATAGCCATCTTGTACCATCTGCACGACAGGCCCGTAGCGGCCAGCGGCGCGGCATCATGCCATGTGCCGTCACTCCACAGGCACTTGCTCGCCATGTCCGTGCCCAGCGCCACCGAAACCCATTGGCCGGAATACCACTTCTGCCCCACTATCGCGCTCTGCGTCAGACCGCTCGGGCCAAGGTCGTAGAGCAGATTGCCATCATTGTCGTAGTACTGCAGCACCATGAAGCCGTCCGATGTCAGACCGAAACGCATGTTGGTCTTGCCCTGCGGATTCATCACGCCTATCTCGCCGCCATTGATACTCACGCTGCCAAAGCCCGTGTCAGCGGTCTTCAACGTGCCTGCCATCATCGTGCCGTCTGCATTGAACACGGCCACCGTATCGCCCATCTGATTCCTTATCAGAGTCTGCGTGGCAGTCAGCACCACAGTATCTTTTGTGATGTCCATGCCTGCAGCTTCCATTTCCGTGCGGCTCACTTTGAGACTTATAGCATCGGCATTCTGCTTGATGTTGCTCTCGGCTTTCTCCAGTCTTCCGTCGGTGGTTTTCTTGTATTTGGTAAAGGTGGCATTATACTCTTTCGCATCCCACTCCACCTTGCCGGCATAGGCGGCGATATTCACCGTCATGGGGATGGTCACATGATACGCAGCACCGCCCACCATGCAGTCCACACCGATATAGCCGCCACCCACGCTCATGTCCTTCTCCGTGCCGTCAGCCATTACTATGGTCTGCTTGTCCACGGCGGTCACCTTCACCGTAGCGCCAGAAAACGAGGCCGTACAGCCCGTGCCGGTCACCTGGGTTATCTCCACAGCCACCGTCTCGCCACCGCGCTGAGCGCTGATGTTAGAGATGGCGCCAGTCTGCGCGCCCATATCCACAAGTCCGTCCATGCCGGTATCAAAGACCAGCGCGCCAGGCTCTGCGGTTATCGTCACACCGTCACGGCCGCGCCATACGCCCATGTCACGCCAGTCGGTATTGCCGTTGGCATCCTTGGCGTAGCACGAGAAGAGCACACCGTCCACATCCTTCACGCTATCGGCATTGTCCACCACATAGCTGTCGCCTGGCTTGGCTTCCTCGATGGTATACTGTGTGGCTGTGCTGTATCTCACTACCTGGGCCTTGCTGCCAGTCTCATCGGTCATATAGAACAGGTACAAGCCGCCGACCTTTGGCTCAAAACCATAGTGGAGCAGCTCTTCCCAGGTATGCACTCCGTCACCACTTGGGGCCTCCGAGTCCACGATGGCGTCATCAGCGCTTCCTACCATATTCACGTTCTCACCGTCTGCACCATCGCGCGTCACGGATATATGCTTCTCGGCTATCTTCTCTCCATTATTTTGGCCGCCGTTGATGTAAGCCTCGAATCTCAGCGCCTTGGCAAGTTTTAACGAGGCGACAAACACGGGCCACAGCGGACTGCCGTATTCCACCACCACATCGTTCTTGGTCTCGTCAGCGGTCAGCACGCCGTATAGCTTCGCGCCTTCCACGGTCTCCGTCAGCGAGCCGTAGTGCTTCACCACCGACGCGGTATATTGGTTGGGAGTGGTCGTGCCGTCCTGATGTATCGTCAGGGTGTCACTGCTCACCTTTATCTCGTAGGTCGTGGCGATAGGCTCCACTATGCGGCTCTCATCATCGTCGGTGAAGAATTTGAACCGCTTCGCATTTACCAGCCAGCCGCCAGGACTCATATTCGCCGTGCGCCGCTTCCATTGGTAGGGGTTCACGATGTCATTGCCAGCCTCGTCCTTCTTGCCAGTAGTGTAGGGTGCGCCCATAGAGTAGTACATCATGATGCTCGGTGCGGTATCACCACCGTCATCCTCGCTGCTCGTGCGCACCATCACCACATTGCCTCTTCTCATCCATCTTATCTGGTCGCCGGCCTGCACGAAGACATCACCCACAGCAGGCAGGTCATTGCCCACAGACGGGTCATAGCCATAGAAGGTCTTCTCGCCCAAGGCCACACCGTTGTCATCCGCGGTCTCATCACTCACCGACGCTATGCTCACGTTGCCACCGCCTGTCGTTATGGCGATGCTGATGCTGCCGTCGCCCCAGGTGAGCAGATTGCCCTTCTCTTCACTGAACACGCCCTCGCCGTAAGAGGGAATAATGGCGTCACTGCCCTTAAACTCCTTTACGTTCGACAGCACCACGTAGTAGTATTCCATACCGTCGTCGAGCATCTCTGTACCCGTGCCGGTCACCAAGCGCCAGTAGTATCGGTTGCCGCTGTTCTTGATGTTGTAGGTCTTGCACAGGGCCATCATGCCCACACGCCACCAGTTGGCGGTCTGCGTAGTACCGTCATCAGCCTTGGCATAGCACTTGATGGCACTCACCGCACCAGCAGTATCAAGGACATAAGCTACCTTTACAATTGTGCTCCCCGCATTAGAGTATATCACGGAGCCACCAGCATAACTTACCTTACGTATCTCAGTTGATGCAAAAAGTGCTTTTTGACGGACTATAAGGTTATCTATATAGCCATAACTCTTGCCATCATCGCCCATATAGATATCATATCCCTGTGCACCAGTAAGAACCCTGTCTGCGTTCGTACTTCTTTTATCATGTACTCGATCTGCAATCGCGGCCCCCTTGCAGTACAAACCATCCTCAAAGGTAATAAGGCCTTTGGCCGTATCAGGAAGTTGACTCGAAAGAAAGTTATCATCTACGTATTTAGGCGTGACGATTTTGTCTTCAGATATTACACTTGTATTCTTATCTGCAATACCCGTAAGAGGTGTCTGTCCCTCAAAAGTTAAATCACCTCCAGAAAGAATTTTTATAGACCTGGCAAAAAACTCATGAAAGCATGTACCAGCTTTCATTGTCAAATTCTTCAGGAACGTTACGATACTATCAACCGATGAATAATTATACCACTCGCTTTCGTTGGGTATAGCACTGATTGCTTCATCCGAAGACAAGTAGCCAGATACGATTCTTCCGCCTATTTTCCAATCACGCTGCACCGTGCCGTTTTCTCCCGACGAGGTTATGATTCCCTGTAAAAAGATGTAATAATAATCGACAGATCCTATTTGCTCTTCTTGTTCGTTTTTCCCATATATATCAACTTGCTCTGATGGAAATACGATTAGCGCTAACCGATTAGATGTGAAGTCACGCGGTATAGCTGCATAGACGTATTTTTCTGTGTTGGAATTGAATACCGTTGGAGCGGCCTGCAAGGTCCAACGTCGGTAGTTGTGTCCGGCATCGAAACCGATAATATCCTTGACGTACACAAGTATCTGGGCACCGCTTATGCACGATGCCTGGATATAGTTTGGATTGCCCAACGCGTTTAGTTCAATATATAACGCTGTCGGCGAAATCCAATAGTCTTTGGTTGTGGCTTGTGTCATATATTATGTTGATTTTCTATTGCGAATTTAGCAAAAAGCGTTTGCATGATGCGGACATACCTAAACGCAAACGCCCCCAAGAGCATGGTGCATCTTGAGGTCGTAAGACTTTATATCTTTGTGCTGCCGCAGAAACTGAGGCGTGCTGTGAACGACACGATGTACATATCGGTCTTAGTGTCGTCGGCATACTTAATGGTTTCTTCCGACTCGATGATGCAGGGTAGGAACTTGCCGTTAATCTTCAGCCATACGTGTTCAGACATGAGCAATTCGTGGAGATACCAAGCGAGCCATGTTTCATCCAAGGGGGCGGTCATATAGTTCCAACCTTCCTTGTTGCCCTGCTTGCGTACTGCCGACCGAGAGAAGGAGTGCAAGGTCTCCTCGCGGGTCACGGTGTAGTTGGTGGCTTTGATATCAACCTCCTGCGCATAACTCTTTGGTATGCTGATGCTCTCAAGCACACCGAACGAGTTGATGAATCGAAACTCCGTGTGTCGTGCTGCCTCGGAAGCAGGTAGGGCAAAGAGCTGTTGCCCGCCTATGGTCTGTGCGCCTTCTGCGGTTATGTCGTAGGCTTTGGCTTCGGGTGCTTCCCAAGTGGCGGTTATTAGACTGACAGCCGGACTGTAAGCATCGGCATAGACAAGTTGCTCGCCTACGCACACCAACTGGGGGGTGGTGTTGGGTTTGCGTGTAAGTCTGCTCACCTTCATGTCCTGCTCGCCCATCAAGCGGTCGTAGTCGGAAAAACCACCGAAAATGGTTTGCTTCACGTCCTCGCCAGCGAGATACGACACAGGCTCCGATTTTTTCACTTCGCCGTTAGTCATATACTCATCGTAGGCCGACACGTTAAATTTTACAACAGGCATAACACCTGGCTCAGGCGAATACTCGTAGGAGTCGCGGAAGGCGCGCAGAGCAGACGAAATATCTACTTGTACGGCTTTGCCATTTTCTGTTAAGACGGGTTCCGTCAAACGTATCGTCTCGTAGTTGCCGCCACTCACGCCACACTTCACATCGAACACCATTCGATGAAAGGAAGGCGAGCCACCAAGCGTGAGCGGAGTGACGGCGAACGTGATAGGGGTGCCGTTGAATATAGAACCATCAACTAATTTCAGATTTGCTGCCATTGCTTAAAATTTTAATCATTAATTATTAGTCATTAAATCGTTGTGATTACAATATATACATAAAGGTATTATATAGCAAACACCTCAATTTCCACTTCACCCAATCCGTCACGTGCCGAAATCTCGGCGTTCACCTTGTCAATCAAGCATTTCTTGCCGTCGATATTCCACCACTCTTTCCAGTGATTCTGAATGTCGGCTACCTGAGCTACGGAGGCAAGACACTTGATATAGTAACGCTTGCGATTGAGGATAAAATAGATATAGTCGATTAGGAACACATCTACGTAGCCTCGGTTCTTGACCTCGGGTTTGTTGATAACGAGTGGCGCATCTGCCCATTCGGGCTGCACCCAAGCACGAGGTTTGAGTGAGAAATGTTCATCATTATCAGCACTATTATAGGAATAGGAGTTGCCGTAGTTGTCGATGCTGTCCGTCGTAAGAGCATAGTCACCTGCCTTTGTTCGCCACTTTGAGTTGCCGAAGCCATCATAGTTATAGTCGTAGGGTTCGTGAGTGGAATCCACACCACCACCTCGCATTACAGCGATAGACAATCCCCAGTCATACGACTGGAGAGGCGAGTTACCATCATCGGTAGAAGACGGATCATAACTCTCACGCAAGCAAAGTTCCTCGGTGACATAAAAGTCTGCCACCATAGACGACATGACGTTCTTGACATACTGCTTCACAAACTCATGCTCCATGTCTTCGTCAACGAGAGCTGCCATCTGGGTTTTAGCGTAAGAGCCGTTCACTTCGCCAAACTCATAGCCTTCATATTGCTTGCCCACTTCGTTGGGCTGTTTAGGATTGTCGGTAGCGCAAGTACTACCCGTGCTTGACGATAGAGCCATACGATAGTTGGCATCCACCATACCTACGGGAACAAAGCTCGACTTAAACTCCTGAATGAAGTCTTCGTTAAGAGTAGAACAATCACCTATCTCCACGCCCTTCATAGCTGCAACCTCAAACAAGCGAGGCTCCATATTGCTTGCGTCAGTAAACTCCTTGTCAATTTTTACACGATACTTATTGCCGGTTTGAAGGTCAACAAACACGTTCATCTGACCGTTGTAGACTTTATGAATGATATCCTTGTAGGTAAGGCTCGTTACGGTGGAGTTTTTGGGGTATTCGATATAGTCGTAGTCGGTATTGAAGTCCTTCACGGCATTTTTTACGTTATCTTTCTGCTCTTTGGCATCGCTCTCAGCTGCATATCCAGCCCGAACACCAGTTATCTTCTCCGTGATGGGGAGCATACTGAGCACCTGGACATGGAAATTGCGAGGCGTAGGATTCTGCTTACGGAATACGTCACGAATGAGATAAGCTGTCACTTTCTTCTGCTCATAGTCGTAATGGAACTTGATACCAAACTGCTGCTCAAAAGAATCGATAACGTCAGACACAGACTCGTCGGGAAAGTTCTTCTCGTTTGCATACATGCGAAAGATGCTTGCGCTCATCTGAGCCTTCTTAATAGTGCTCTTACAGGTAATGCTCGCCACATTGTCCTTGCCCACAGTTACGGTCTCCCAATCGTCAAGAATTTTAACAACATCGGTAGTCTTGAATGATCCGTTGTAGAAAGGACCATTTAACATCTTCTCCACAACCTCATACGACACCTTACGATATTTCACCTCCTGCACGTCCTTGTTTTTGGGGTTTTCGAGCTTTAGAGTGCCGCCACAACCGCGAGAGTCGAGCCATTTGTTTACATCATCAAAAAGGTTCTTTACGTCCTTCTCGCTATTGGCTTGCTTCTGGAAGAAACCGACCTTGATGTCGTTCGTGGTTTTCAGTCCGGCTTTCACAACTTCGTCTTCCTCCTTGTACTTCTCTCCATAATACAACGGTTCGATGTCGTAGGCACACTTTGTGGTGAAGAAACAAAGACGCTTCATGTCGCCAATAGCCTCCAATGCCGACTTATCGAACTGCACGCCGAGGTATTCAAACAAACAATCGAGAAAGAAGAGCATGTAGAAACAAATGCCAGATTGTGGGCGGTCTGCATCCAACACCCATATAGGTCCGCGGTCTTCATACATTTCCTGCTCGTGATTTTTGTTGTTTGGGTCTTCGCCCTTGCGTTTTGTGGAATACTGCACAAGACTGTCGGACGTGGTGCCATCGTCGTTCAAATCATGGTGGGCATAGCACACACGGGCGTTACAGAAGAGTTTATGAGGGTAAGCGTCACTCACGTTGATATAAGATGTTAGCACATCTGGAATCTTAACGCTATTTCCGTTAGGATAAGTGTAGGTCTTCAACAATACAGCTTCGTGCAAATTGCCGGTTTCTTTGCATTGAGCAGGATAAGAGAAACCGAGGGCTTGAGGGGAAAAGGTAGTCTCCGTAGTATAGTCGTCACCCACAGAACCATACTTCTTATTGCCTTTCTTACCCTGGTATTTAATTTCTACCTCGGTCTTATAGTTAACACTCACGCTAATCTCGTCAATCTTCTCGCCAATAAGGAGTTGGTCGCGGTATTTCGTGGGTATAGGCACTTCGTTGCACTTGAGGTCGCCTATGAGGTCGACAAATGATTGTGTGCTTGCATCGACGTTGAGCGAGATGGAGTCTTCCAGTCGTTCGTCTTCCTGGATGATGGCTATGCCCGATGCAAAGGGCACACCGTCGGCGATGATTTGCATCGGTGTGTGTTCGTAGCTCACGGGGCGGATATCGCTGCTGACATCATCCACGTTCTTTAAGACATGTCGGTTGCCTTCGATGGGCAGCTCCACAGGATATGAGAACATCTCGGTGTCGTTGAAGAGAGGATTCTTCAACTCGATACTGATGGATGCGTCTTCCTTTAGGGCGAGCGGCTTGCCGTTGGCAAGAATGGTGAGTTTACTGTTCATAGAATTGATATTTATGGGCCTTTCTAATTTTTTAAGTGTTATACTATTATTTTTGCATTGCCGAAGAGCGTGATATTGCGGTCGGTTTTACTGAACACCTTGGTGTCGCCGTAGGCTTCGATCTTGCGGTAGGAGAGAGCCTTGACGGTGCCTCCGTGAGCCTCGCACGTCACGCTGCCATTGACCACGGCATCGGCGGTGGTCCATAGTCGGGCGGCTGTGTGGGCTTCTACCCAACCTTTGCTCACATGGCCATAGGCATGGTCATGGATCTCGATTATAGCTTGGTCGCAGCGGTCGCTATACACCTGACTGTGATCCCAAGAGCGGACGGTTGCTTCGCCTAAGACGTAACAGCGGGCATAATCGTTGATGTCAATGATGAAGTCGTAATCGGTAACGAGGACAAGCACAAACTCTGGGGCGGTCTTCGGACATTCGTTGACGTAGATGCCGGCAGCGTTCATTTCTTTGCACAGGGTGGGGTAGAGGGCAGGAAGACGGTCGTTGATGATGTCGGCATACTTGCTCTCTACGATGTCTTCCCAGTTGGCTCGCCACACAGCCATGAGCTGACTGATATTTTCGGTGACGAGCATGGCACGATAGCCTTCGGCGCAAGCGTGGCGTTCGTGGCAGGCATGGGTGCAAGTAGTCTTTAATATCTCGAATGGTGTCATAGTTTTTGGAGCTAATGGGTGGTAAGCCTTACTGGGCCTCTTTAGGCCTTTCTAAGCCTTTGGGAAACTTTTACTCTTTTACTTTTATACTTTTATCCGCTTCTTCCTTCACTTTCTCAAGAATAGCCTCGTAGCCTTTCAGTTCGTCCTCGGTCACGATGTCGGAGTAGTCTTTACGGAGTTGGGCGATGCGGTCGGTAAGGCCATTTACGCGGGCTTTGGTCGATGTTTTGTCCTTTCGCATGATGTACTTGATGAGAACGTCGGCTTCGGCTTTATGCTTGGCTGCTGCATCGCGAGCGGCTTTCACCTCGGGGCGGTCGTTGGCTATCTTGTCGGCTACCGACTGGGCGAAGAGAGGGTCACGGGCGAGTGCCTTATCGTAGAAGGGACGGAACTGGGCGCGTAGGTTCTGCGGTGGAACGTTGCACGCCTTCTCTATTCGGACGATGTATTCGGGGTCGCCGGTGCGCGGTGATAGGCGAAGGTAAGCCTCGCCAATTTCGCGGTCCACGTTGATGTAGATGCGTGGCAGGATTTCGCTTTCTATCTTCACGGCACGGGTGGCGAGAAGGGCAATCTCTTCTTCGGTGTAGATAGGTCTGCCAGCCTTCTCATTGGCTTCGGCCATGGTCTTGGCTTGCTCTGCCTTTGCTGCCATTTCATTGCGCAGGGAGCGCACGGTGTTGACTTGCTCTTGCAGAAGTTTGGAGAGGAACGGTCGAAGCTGCATGAGGTTAGGCATGGTGGATGCGATGGTCTCGCCGTTGGGGTTGGCCACGATACCGCCGTAGGTGAGAGGCTGCAAGGTGATGTCGGGTTGCAGGTCGGGGAAGAGCGATCGACGTGCTTCCTCAAGAGCCTTCTCTTTCTGCTGCTCGGCATAGATAGCCTGCTCCTCCTTGGTGGGGCGACCTACATGACGCTTTATCTCCGTGCAAGAGGTCTGCATGGTTTGCAGATAGGTGAGGAGCTGACGCACACGGCGATGATAGTCGCGGAAACGTCGGCTCTCCTTTACGAACGACATTGCCCGTGGATTCTGCTCAAGGAGAGTCAGACCACGCTCGAAGGCTTCACGCTGGTCGGTGGTGAGGATGCGAGCGGAGAGGGCAGGGGTAAGAATGCGGATTATTTCTTCCATAGTGTTGCTTTTTACAATGGGTCTTACTGGGCTTTTCTAAGCCTTGAGAATACTAATACAGCAGTGGCGACACGAATATTTTGCTGTCTGGCTGGTTGTTTTCGTAGCCTTTGCTTGTTGAGTCGGTGGTGTTGGTTGAGGGCTTGTCTGGGGTGTTGTTGGCAGCGTCCACTGCCTTGCGCATTTCCATGAGCCGGAGCACCGAGGTGCGTAGGGCGATGGCTTCGTTGTGGGCAGCGGCTCGGCGTGCCTTGTCAATAGTGAGAATTGTTGTGCGCTCTTCCAGGTGAGCCACCATCAGGCGACGTACCTTGCGAAGGAGTGGCTTGTCGTTGGGGTCGTCGGTGTGGAGCAGACGCTGCATCGTGTCCTCGCCAATTGCCTCACTGATGTATTCGTCTTGAATGAAGTGAAGGTCGGGCAGAAGACGGATGAACTTCTCACGGCTCTCATAGATGTCGAGGTAGTGCTGAAGGTCAGCACATGTGGCAATGAGGAGGTCGTGGTGAGCGTAGTAGTACTGGCTTTCCTGCCACAATAGGCTTATCTCCTCAATGGCCTTGTGCTGCTCGTCCCTTGGCTCGGTGGGCGATGGCTCGGGGGAGTCGGCATCGACGATGGCTGTGGGTGTAGCCATCTTACGCGCCCAACCTTCGAGCATTACGAGCATCTGATTGAGCGACACCATAGCCTCGCGCTTATAACCCTGCACTCCCTTGTCGAGAAGGTCTTTGGATGCCGTGCCGTAGTCGTCGCTTGAAGCCACGTTGATGCCGGTGCCGTTGATAGAGAGAGCCTGTGTGTAGGCGAAGCGCGACATGGCATCGTATGTTACCATGCGCTGTGCCATAAGCAGGAGTTGCATCCATGGCTGCTGTGTGTGTTCGCCGTTGCTGACTGCCATATAGAAGTCGTCAGGCGAAACGGTCTGATAATACTCACACAAACGGTTGTAGAGCGAGTCGCCCAACTTGTCGCGCAGAAAATCTTTTTCGCTGTTGTCGAGTATGCCTTGCAACGAACTGATGTCGTCAATGGCGTTGCTGGGAATGTGGAGCCGAAGCTCCTTGGTGGTTGATAGTATCATGCGAATTTTGAGTTTTGAGTTTTGAATTATCGGCAAGCCGATTAGGAATTATCCATTTTTGAGTTGTCAGAATAGCGTGAGTTGCGCTTGCTCCAACTTAATGCGCTTGCAAGCCTTGTCGTAATACTCCTTGTTGAGCTCAAAGCCGATGAAGTTGCGTTTCTCGCGGATGGCTGCAATGGCGGTGGTGCCACTGCCCATACAGTTGTCTAATATGATGTCGCCCTCGTTGGAGTAGGTGCGAATGAGGTACTGAATAAGAGCTACGGGCTTTTGAGTGGGGTGCATATCAAGATTCTTTTCTTTGTCGAAGAACAATACAGATATAGGATATTTCTCTGTTGTTACTTCTTTTGAGTAGGTCTCAATATTATAGTTGCCATAACAGACATTACCCTTTGCTTTTCCGTATTTATGCCCTCGTGAGTGAGAGGGGAAACCTTGTCTCATCTGCGGATTGTATGTAGGTAACGCACGATAGAACACAGCAATATCCTCATGGCTCCGCATAGGCATTCGCTTCGCATTGAGAAATCCTGTTGGTCGGTCTTTTTGCCAAATTAGATTATATCGCCATGTGTCAGGTTCTGCCATCATTAGCTGTGCCGTGAACATTCCTTGACCGAAGAGAATAATAATAGCGTTAGTTTTTGCTATTCGCCAGTATTCCTTGAATAGAGGCTCCATCGGGATAATGTTATCCCATCGTGCCTTTTCATTACCTTTGTTCAGAACTTCATACGGCAAATCGCACACGATGCAATCCACGCTCCCGTCTGGAATCCTTTTCATCCCTTCCAGACAGTCTTCATTATATATCTTATTCAGTTCTATCATTCTCTATATCATTTGTTCGTTACTATTCCTGCATCGTCACCCCCGTTTTTGAGTTATCCAGTGTGGTGAGCACTTCGCGGTCTATCTGCCACACCAGGTGCGGGTCCCAACCATTAAATTTGCTTATCACCTCCAATGGTCGGAGCATGAGCTGCTGCAATGGGGCAAACTGGATTTGCTTGACGAGGAAACGCTCGCGGAGGTCGGTGCCGCCCGATGATGTAGCGTCGCCTGGGGTGTTGCCGATGAGCTTCGAGTCCAAGCCCATGGCAAAGAAGATGATGGATGATATTTCCTGAAGCTCGGTCTTCTCGGCTTGCGCTTGCGAGTTGGCCTTACTCTCAATCTCCACAATCTCCCACGCCTTGTGCTCCTTGCCGTCCAATCCGGTGAACACGGCAGAGATAAGAGCCTGACCTGCGTTGTCGGGATTAGACAGCCAGCGGTTGATGTCGGTGAACACCTCCTGCTGTATCTGTGCCATCGTCTTGCTCTTGTTCTCGCCCTGCTGGGTGTAGAGCTGCTTGAGATATTCCTGATGGATGTAAATCACGCGACCGATGATGTTGCTGTTACGCTTGCGAGTGAGACGGTCGTCAACAATAGTGAAAGCATACTCAAAGATGCTTCCGGCAAAGATGCTGTGCCAAAGGGCATCGGCATAGTAAGGACCTCCGAAGTCGCGTGGCGACATGATGAAGCGTGTGGGGCGGTTCTTGCGGCTCACCCGCTGTTGGCGAGCCTCACGCACATGTCGGTTGAGGTCGGAGACGGCCGTGTCAGCTGCAAGATAAGGCACGGCAGCAATGCGACGGTCGGTTTCGGTGAGTGTCTGGGTGGAGTCGATCCACTGGTTAGAGAGGTAGGCATAGTTGATGCGATACTGACTATCCATGCGCTCCAGTCGGGTGGTGAACACCGAGCGTGGTTTTATGCCGACAATCTTCGGGTTCCATTGCGAAGTGGGCACCGGGCGCCCATTCTCGTCCAACTGGCGTTGATTAAGCTGCAACTCGCAGAAGCATTGCGACATGAGCGACATATCGCCTGCCATCTCAAGATAAGTGCGCATAAGGCCGTTGTTCTCAATAAACTCTTGCAGCTCTTTTTGGGTGCGCTCCCATTCTGCCAATGCTGCCTTGAGCGACTTCATCTCTTCGCTGTCCCCATTCTCAGAATTGGTCTTCGATTTTGAGATTGGGTTTTCTAATTGTGAGAGTTGATCATCCTTAGCCTTGAGGTCGGCTATCTGTCCGCGAAGCAGGATGCCAGCCGAGAGGTAGGGAATAGACTTCTCGGTGATATTGCCACCGACATACTGCGTATAATGATACTTGGCGCATGGTCCGCGACCTACGAGTATCTTCTTCACGAAGTCAACTCCCGCTGCCGTAAAGGGCGACATCTTGGAGAGCAGATACACGAGGTTAGGCAGTCGGTTGCCCAATCCCCACTCCATAAAGCCGAGGTCGGGCGTGCCTACACCCTGCGGCACGGCTTTGTTCTCGCCGCCCGACGAACCGAACACAGCGGAAATCTCCCGCCTTGCAGCATTGCCTTCTGCTCCGGTCATGGTAGCCGAAGCCGTGAGCTTCTGGTGAACGTAATCGCCCCATGAACACACACTGCTGCCTCCCTGCTTGGGCGTACAGAACGCGCCAGGCAGAACGGCCTCGTAGCCTTGCGACTGGAGCTCCTCACTACGCTGTTGGAGCTCGCTGATGTTGCTAACTGTTGTCATAGTGTTGAATATGAGTTTTGTTGAATGTTTTATGATGCAAATATAGTGAAAGACGGGGAGAAGGGGCGGACATGCTCGGGGAGGGGAGAGGCAACAGATTACACGAATTTCACGAAGATAAAAATCCGTGTGCTTCGTGTTATCCGTTGGCCGAAAACAAAAAAAGACTGCGGGGTCGCTGTCTTCCATTTGCCCACACCCAAGTAATTGGAAAGTTCGGGGTGCCGGGGCTGTTCTGGGAAGACCACGCGAGCCACGCAGTCTAAACATACATTTTCACACTTAATCTTTTGCTGTATTATGCCACAGCGAGCATATCGTTACTAAAAGAGGTAATGAAGCATTTCGTTGCCAGCCTGGAGTTCATAGCTCTCTACGTCGTCTATCACCATGTCCTCACCGTTGAACAGCTTGATAATGAGCTTGCGGTTCTTCGGGTCAGGATGTACGCTTCGGATGTTGCTGTGTGAAATCCACATCGGGATTTTGCACTCCATGGTGTAGACCACGAGATACCAAGGACCAGTCTTGCACTTCTCTACAGAAACAGAGAGGTGAGACGTAACGAAGTCGGAAACCTTGTCAAAAATTTCATCGAAAAACTTCTCCTTGCGCTTGTCGCTGCACTTTTTAGCCCAACAGACGAAAAGCATGAAGAGGACGACGGAAAGAAGAAGAGTGAGGATAAGGATTAGAAAATCCATAGTTGTTGCTATCATAATTGTTATTGTTTATACTAATTTTTATAATTGTTGGTTACTACCCATACGCTCAATCCGATGTTGAGCAAGAGCATGATGATAATGATGGCCCAATACTCCTTATTGCTCAGTTCTACCGAAAGATACTTGAAGTCGGAAAACTCCTTTCGTTTCCACTCTTTCTGCACAATCGGTTCGATGTACGAGGCGAAGGCGCAGAGGTCAAGTCGGTGCGACGTAAACCAGTCGCGACTCTTCACGGCAAGCACGGGCGAGTCACACCACGAGAAGGCATCGCTCCACACCACGCGGTTACGGCTGTCAAGACCTACGCACACCACAAGCTCGTTTTTGTTGCCACCCTGCCAGTAGGAGCGTTGTCGGTCGGCAATGGATAGCGGCTTGTTGCGATAGAAAAGCAGATAAAGGCGAAACTCCTTTTTCGGTCCGTATCGAGCGTTGAGCACGCGGATGGATCGTTCCTGACGGGCAGAGAACTTTGCTCCGATGATAGGCGACTGGTCGCAAAAACGTATCTTGGGATAGTCGTGCAAACCAAGTCGGCGAGCCTCCTTCTCGCGGATGTCCTCAAACTTGAACACCGAGCGCGAAGCCTTCACCTTGTTCTCGTATTCATGTTCACGGGTAACGGAATAGAGCGTAGCGGGTTGACCGTTCCATCGGTATTCATACGCATCGCCATCACGAGTGTAATAGTGGCGGTGCATATCCACGAACACCGAAGCCACCGACAAGCGACGCTTCATAGCCGAAAAGTCTTCATTGGAACACTTTCGCTCACGTCCCGAATGGTCGTAATAGGTCCAACGTTCGGGATGGTTTACAGTGACATAGTAGGTTTGGGTGTGGCTATGCCCCTTAGAGTCCCTATAGGTCTGCGTCCTTCTTTGAAGTTCATTCCACGGCTCATAATAGCGTATCTTCGTAACGTAGCTGCCCAGATATTCTGTGTCGCTCGACTCTACGCGCTCAAACGCCCATATCATCGCTGCGCCCACAAGGAGCGAGGGGATGATAAGTATGGCATGTTCCCACCATGTTGTTTGCTTGCGGAAGAACAGTAGCAACACAGCCGACACAAAGAAGGGGATGAAAAAAACGAGTAGTTCCATACGCCTTTACTCTTTCTTGCCGAACAGATCCACATCGTTGTCCTCGCCTTCCGTCATCACTTCCTTGGAGCGCGACGACGAAATAACCTTATACTCGATAGGCATGGTGTTCGACACAAACCATCGGGCAGGGTAGGTGCGAGTAAGCGTTTCGTGTTCGCGGATGATGTCAAGCATACGTTCCTGAGAGATCTGAAACTCGGTGCGCTGTATCTCAATGGCCTGCATGAGGTCGCGGTAGAGCGATACATCGAAGTTGGGGTTGCTCTCCTTTATCCACTTCATCATCGTGCCCTGGTCGTTCTGATAGCGTCCGGCAATAAGCTGCGGATAAATCTTCTCAAAGGTCTGCTTGTACTCGTCCGTAACCTGAGCCTTCTGCTGAATGATTTTCCACATCTTGTCGTGTACGCCCTCAATCTTTCCGCGCTGCGCTTCTGCCTGTTGGCGAAGGGCAATCTCGCGGTTGTTGTAACTAAAGTAGGTGGCTACCAGCGAGCCGATAACAATGGCAACCACAAGCAGGATGGATGCCGTAATAATGTTTTTTGTTTTCATTTGTTAGTTGTATTTATTATTTTGTTCTTATTTACTTTCAAGAGATATTTGTAAGAGCCCAGTATATTCTCTTCACTCTTCTCAATATTCCAGTCGATCCCAGCCTTTTGCAAGCTCTGCACGATGTCGTTGTAATCTCTCTCTGTGAGGTATGGTGAAATGTTTTCTTCTTCAAAGATAATGAGATGAGGGTTGCGGTCAAAGTCGATGCGCAGGAACTTGTGGCCAAGAAAATCGCGAAACTTAAATATGCCGCGAGGGTCTATGACGTGCAGATTATACACACCACGTCCGCTAATCCAGAGGTAAGCATAGCAATAGAGCCTTTGTTCTTCGGCATCATACCGCTTTACGCATACAATGGTTGTGTCAGAGTTGCGGAGCGACGAGACTACATAAAACCGTCCGTCCTCGATGTTGTTGAGCAATTCTTCACGCCTTTCCATCGGTGTGAGGTGGTCACTTGAAAAAACAAACTCGGCATTTTTATCGTTCTCAGTATGCTCGACACTTGGAGATTTCTTCAGTAGCTTGGCAAGTTTACACTCGCGCCACATCCCCACAAGGAAAATAACAAAAATGACAAAGACTATCACGCCCAATAGTGTTTGAAACGAAACAAATATTTCAGGCGAACTCAATAATAATAGTTCCATTTTTTTACTCTATAAATCCGTTAATAAAAAAGATGTGCAGTGGTATGAGTTTTCCTTCTTCTCGCTTGTCTGCACCAGAGCCCGTTAGATATGTTGGACGGAGTGGCGACATGCGGCACACTGAGTACGGTCCCTTGGCTTTCGGGATGAGTTTCTTCGGGTTACAGCCGTTTGAGGAGCGTGCAGCATCGATAGTCGAACGCCTTTTCTTCGTAGCCCAACCTTTTATACCATTGCAACACCCACGGGGGAGAGTCGCGTCCGTCCCACGATATTGCGACGGTCGCTATACTGCAACGCTTCAGTTCCATTTCGGCTGTCTCCATCAGGTGCTTTGCCACCTCACGGCCACGGTGACGTTCGCCCACCCACAGCGAGTAGATGAGAGCGTCTGCCTCGCCATCCAAAGGTCTGTCTTCGGCACGGTGAGGAATAAACACCTGTATGCTGCCATAGTGCTGCTCAAACATACGGTCGTATGGAGGTGTCTGCATCATGCCGACTACGAAGGTGCGTGTGGTGTCAGTCATCGGTGTTCTTACATTCTTGTGCTTCCTCGGCTTTCGTGTTATCATAACACCACGCACACAACACACACTTTCTGCCGGACACGTCCACTTTGATAAGGTGCCGACAACTATTGCATATCCCAGAACCGATCTTTACAGGATTACCACCTGGCGAAAAAGTTCGGTGGGTGCAAGCGTCTCCTATCTTCAAAAACTCCGATTTTTCAAAACGAGCTATAAGCTTAAACAATTCTTTTTTTTGAAGCTCACACTCATCAGCATGTTTTGTTGCTTCATTACGTTCAGTATGAAGCTGAGCACATTGTCGTTTTAACTGTTCATTGTCCTTTTCCAATATGTCGCAATGGTCGCGCATCTTGATCATATCGCCGAACGTCTGCTTTGCATGGTCTACGCCCTTGCGCTTCTCCATTCCACGCAACTTACGAGCCACGTCGTTGTAGTCGTCCACGAGCTGATGCACACGCTGCTCCAACTCCACGTTCTCTGTCTTCAGGTCGGCGATGATGTTGGCAAGTGCCTCCATGCGGTTGTCTTTAGGTAAGTTTACATACTCACACACAGCCAACTCTCTTTTCATATACTTGCACTGCTCGTCAGTAGCTGGGATGGAGGCATCGGCTGTGCGTGTGCCTACGCGAGAAGGTGGAGGTACTGTCTTGAATATTCTTTGCCTGTCGGTGTCTGCCGAATATTTCACTACTCCGTCTTCATCTACTCGCGCCTTTTTTACCAACATCTTTCGCTCTTCGTCGTAAAGAATGTCGCCAAGCCTGATTTCTTCTGTTTTCATTGTCTCTATTGTTTTTTATTACATATTATACAACAGCGACATTAGTGCCACTGCCTTTTTCTTGTCGGAAAACCCTTTGATGTTTACCCATTTGCCGAAGATACAGCCTTCGTCATATCTCTGAACCCTATAGACGGTCACGGGGATGCAACCGTCATAGGCTTCCATTGGAATAATTCTTAGTTTCATATCTTATTCAAATTTATATACTATATGCGGTGTAGTGATGCCCAGTCCGTCGCGAGGGTCGGCAATCCCCCCACCCGACCATTGTCGTCACGGCATTGGCTATCCGCTTGCGCGGTCGGTACTTTACAAGGCCCTTGCCCTCCTTGCCGCTGCGTACCCATCCGATGTAATACTTGTCAGTCATATTCTATCAATATTGCTGGTGCTTTGATTTTTGAGCTTGTGCCATGAATGATATTGCCTGTTCCCTCCTTGTGGTCACCGCACAAAAGCTCTTGTCGTGGCGACCATTAAGGCAAGTCCCTAAATCAGCACAGTAATCACAGCCAAGATCCATATAATCCGGATGAAACCACACCTTGTCGCCAATCTCACGGATATAGCCTCTCTTGGGATCACAGTCAGGGTTCTACCTCCGGTGGGAAAAGGTTTTTGTTTGTTCAAGACGACCTTATACCGATTGTTTTTCTTCCTTACAACACGATATTTATCAGGTAGCGCCCATCCGGGGTCAAAAACTTCAGGAGGCACACGCCGCTTTTTCGGAAAGTGGAACACCTTCGGGTTGCAATACTCAAGAGATACCTTGCTGTCTGACGAAGCAATATCTTTGTAGTTGTAGCAGCAGTGAAGCACGTCGATCCTCCATCCTATGCGACGCTTTGCCATATCCAACAGTAAAGGGAAATTGCGAGGTTTCTCCCAAATGCCTCTTTCATAGAGGACATATTTTCTTAACAAATCCCTGTTTTTAATCTTCATACTCTATTCCTCCTCTTCGTAGGGATTATAGTTCAACTTCTCCTGCCATTCCTTATCATGAACGCTGCCCACAACCTCAAAGTCTTGCATCATCTTTTGCGAAAAAGAATCGCTGATGCCGTCGGAAATGGCTCTGACGGAAGACTTAGGGTTCTTGATAGCCACGATATAGAATAATGCCTCTTCCTCGCTCCAGCCTATCGTGCCATAATAATTGTCATACACGTTGTATTCGATACAACTGAACGGATAGGTGTCGGACCGCAACACGTCGCCTTCATAAATCTCCTTGCCGTTCTTGTCAAGGAAGCCGGTGAACTGGCATACGGTAGCGGGGTCAACCTTGTAGGGGATGTTTCTATTCAACATACTTTCCTTTTGTCTATCCTCGATAATGTATGTGTTACCATTCTCCTTGTAGAAGAATCCACAAGTCCATTCTTGATTATCAAGGCATTTAGCCTTAAACTTAATTGTTCTCATTGTTCTCTATATTTTCGTGAATACTTACGATAACACAGTATATTGTTGTATTATTTCGCTTTGAAGTTGTATATCGGTTTAATTCTCCTCACCACGTCCACAGTGTCGGCTATAAGCGATTCTATCTCTTCGGCAGGCTTGTACGCCATTGGCGACTCGTCGATTGTTGACTCGCATACCGATGTGGAGTAAATGTCCTGCATCTGCTGTCGGTATTCCTCCATGCTGAGCAGCTTCTTGGCCGCCGAGCGCGACATTAGTCTGCCTGCACCGTGGGGAGCGGACTGAAGCCAGTCGTCGTTGCCCTTGCCGCGACATATCAACGAACCGTCGCGCATATTAAGTGGGATGATAAGCTGTTCGCCATTTTCGGCACGCACGGCTCCTTTTCGGATGATGCCTGAGTGTATGTCGAGGTAGTTATGCCTGGTGGTAAAGAAATCCACGAACGGTAAATGAAGTCCATGGATGATAGTCATTGCTATATTCCATCTGTTGTCGTCGGCAAAACACCGACAGACGTTCGCTGCGAAAATATAGGCATCGAGGTCTTCGCCTTCAAGATAGGCGAGGTCGGGAGGCACGGTGCCCAAACGACGCAACGTATTGTTAATCTCCCTCTCTAAGCCGTACTTCTTTAAGTCTTCGATGATGCGCTTGCGCTCCTCGTTTCGATTCACATTCTTCTTGGCTAAGTGTTGGAAAAAGTTGCACACCTTAACTCCGAGATTACGACTGCCCGAATGTATCACAAGATACTTATAACCCTGCTCGTCCTCGTCAAGCTCGATAAAGTGATTGCCGCCGCCGAGGGTGCCAAGCGAGCGTCCGATATAGTCGGGGTCGAAGCAACCTTGTGTCTTTTCGTGCAAATCGAGCAAAAGATGTGACGTAAGCGGACTCCAATCTTTTAACTTGGACTTTTCATGAACGTCAAATCCGCTCGGCACCGACTCATTGATGATTCGGTCGAGAAGCGAAAGGTTTATATCCTTCTCAGCGAACTTGAATACCAACATACCACAGCCTATATCCACGCCTACGGTATTAGGCACCACCTTGCCACGGGTTTCAATCACAGTACCTACGGTGCATCCCTTGCCGGCATGACAATCGGGCATGATACAAATCTTGCAGTCTCGGTATGCCTCGCTCGTTGCCATGTTTTCTATCTGATTCATTGCTTCCGCATCGATGATCTTTGCAAAAATATTTACGTTCTTCATACTCTATATTTTCATTAATATATTACGACTCACTGTTTCTCGTCTTCTTCTGTGCCTAACAATCGTTTCATAAAATCCTTATTCTTTCGGAATTTTCCTACGACGTCAGATAAGCACGCGCCATGAAGAGGCACCATCTGTTCATAGACAAAGGGATTTTCGATTAAGGAGTAACTCGCTACTTCCGCTCTCTTGTTCAGGTCGGCTATAGCATCATCAATGGTGTCGAAGCGACAAGTGCAGACGTGCTCAGAGGAAAGGTTTACGAAACACCATTTCTTTGTCCTGCGGTCCTGACAGACCATTACGATGCAGTTGGGACGGCTGCGACGGTTTATCTTTATATACATAAGCTAATCTATTAGTTCAAAATCATAAACAAATACATAAGGATTGTTTACCCAAGTACCTTTGCCAGAAATGTGGTCGATAAGGAAGGCGTAGGCCTTCTGCGGGGTGCGGAACGAGGAATTAACAAGACCATGATACCAATATGTCGTACCTTCAAGCCCTACGTTGTCGCCACGCCAAATGCCTTCTTTCAGGCAGTCTCCATTGCTAATGTCTTGCAGACGTTCTACGCGGATGCGAGTAATGTAGATATGATGTGGCATAAAGTCCGCACGGACAAACATCTTATTGAAGCATCCTTTCTCGTATATGATGCGCCCAAAAGGCATTCCGTTTTTTCCACAAAGACAGAGAAATTCATCGTTCTTTTTCAGATCTTCATATTTCTGAGCAATAGCTACATTTTCTCCAACCTTGTATAGTGAATGTTCCAAGGCGTAATCAAGCATTTTTTTCAGTTCTTCACCATCTGCTTTGTAAAGTCGGTCTTTACAAGATTCCTTCCAATCAGCAATAGATTCTTTTGTCCAACCTTCGTATGTTTCCAAACGCTCGAAAAGCATTGTAGGATTCAGAATACGTCTTGTCTGAGTCTTTCTTCCATCAAATACCGCCTTTGTCAGGCCATACTTGTCATTAAACATAATCTTCTTCATACTCTATATTTCTGTTAATACTTTATTACTTCTTCCTAATCTTCTCCATTTCCTCATTCTCCTTCGAGAGTCGCTCAAGATGCTCCAATACGAGAGAATACGACTGGTTGTTCACCTGGTCTTCGGTGAGCGAGGCGTATTTCTGCATGGTGGCGATGGTGGCGGTATATATCTCAAGTGGGGTGGAGGGTCGCTGCGTGCGGCCGATATTCTGCACCTTGAACACATGGGGATAACGACGTGATAGGGTGTGCATCATGCCGGCCCACCAGAAGAGGATGGGTTGCCATTGGTGGTCGAGGAAGTGGCGGAAGAGTGGGGATTGGGTGTCGAACTGGCGGGTGTCGTAATGGAAATCGTGCACCTTCAAGTTGATGTTGGTGTCGATGAAGTCGATACGACGGTTAAAGATGGTGGCGAGGAACATAGAGCGTGCCTGGTCTACGCTGTCGGCTTGCTGCGCTATTTGCTCAGGTGTGAACTTGCCCATCTGCTTCATCTTGACAAGGTTGTTGGCGAGCGAGGTGTATTGACCCATGAGATCGGAGGCAAAGCGATATTGCTGCCATGAGAAACCGTCCATATCCTGCGCCGGACCTTCATAGTCGGTCTTGCAACGAAGCAGACCACGTTTGTTGCGTAGGCGAAGGGTGGGGTAGGGAAAACGAGTGAGGTGAGCACCACGCTCGTTGTCGAGCCAGTCGAGCAGTCCGGTACCAGAGGCAAGATACTCAGCCGAATTGCGGTCGTCGGTCTTCGACTTGGGCGTGAGCCAATAGTTGAGCTGCCATAGATAAACGGGGAAGGTTTCTTCTTCCTGCTGTTTGCGACGGAAGAAACGGTTGCGTCGGCTCGGGGTGATGAGCCGGCAAGTGTAGTGTTGCTCTTCGAGAGGCTTCGACTCGTCTATGCCTTCCACTATCTCTATGCCCGACAGGACAAAGAAGCACGCTATCTTGACATTGCGCATGTCGAAGGGATGATAACGGTCGGCTCGCTGTATCTGTTCAAGCATGATGCGAGAGATAAGCTCCAACTGTTCGGTGCTGCACTCGTTCCATGAGCGGGGCAACGTAAGGTTGATGTTTCGTTGTGTCATATTTTCGGGTTTCTTTCATGAGCAAAGGTAGGAGTTTTTAATTTGGTGGGGCGGACATGGTGGGGAGCGTATAAGGCAAAGATACAAATGAAGCCACTCTGCGATTTGTGTAATTGGCGCAAAGTGGCTTAAAAAAAAACAAATGTAAAATCCAAAATTTAGAGCGTAGCGTGTAGGGCATTATAGTCCCACACCTTAGTGCAGTCGTCTTCGCATGGCTGCCAGTCGTCATCACAAAAGTAGAAAGCGTAGGCGGCTTTGATTATCTCCTCTTCGTTCATGCAAACGCAAAGGTCGGCATACATAGAGTTGAAGGCGACATATTTGTCCCATGCGTTGACGTTAGCGTGAAACTTCATGCCCTTGGTCAGCTCGTCTACCTTGATACGAGTCCAATGTGCACCTCCGTCTGTAGGCGTACCCTCTTCATCGTACATTCCGCTATAGACAAGAGCGTTCACATCGTGGTTGGCCATCTTCTCAGAATAGTGCCGTCCGTAGAGAACGGCGTGCTGACGACGTAAAATGTGCCAGTAGAGTTTGGGGTCTGTCTGCTCAAGCGTAAGGAGGTCGGTAGAGAGAGTTTCTACTGCTGCCCACATCTTCTTCTCAGTGGCCATGCCATTGGCACGAGCCTGTTCAATCATCTGTTTGTAATTCATTTTGTTTGAGTTTTATATGTTTAACATGTAGGGCAAATGCCCCGAAAATGTGGGACAATCAAGCTTTTTTGCACAGAGACGTGCAATATAGGGAAGAAAGTCTGCGCCTCGAGCTTGCTTTCTGCCTTTGCCTCAGTGGTCGAGGCGGTCGGTGGTGTGTCTTTCTTTTTCATATAGCTTCGTAAATTTTCGTTGAAGGATAAGCAGCAACAACACAAACCAGTTTGACAGATATGCCACCACAATAGCCGCCAGCGTCGATGTGTAGACATCGTGGCCGAGGTAGAGCAATGCCGACATTGTAACCCAAAAAGTGAAACACTGAGGGCATGATGCCACCTTGTCAACAATACGGGAAATGGCTTCGGCCAGTCCGAGATGTTGGGCAAGCGTGGCAGCTATCATGGTGGCTATAGCTATCAGAACTATCATGGCTTTATGTAGTTGCAAGGGTGAGCGTTACTGGGCAGTCGGAAACAAATGTCTTGGAGCAGTTGCAGCACGATATGCGTGCAATGCCGTTCTGGACGGTTCCCACTGCTATGCTTACCGAATTGATAGCAGTGGCGCTGAACACAGGTATGGTGAAGTCTTGCGACACCACTTGTGAGCGTGTGCAGCACGAGCCGCAGTTGCATGGAATGTAGTTAATCACGCCCTCTACGTGAACGACGATGATATACTGTGAGGTGCCTACGTTGGCAATGCTCTTGACGGAGAACTTCGGAGCGAACACGGGAGTCTCGTCTACACAAGCCGGTGTGCAGAGCTGCTGTGTGATGTTGACATCATAATAGGGTGCGGCGGCGGTTGCACCTGCCGCAAGTGTGGCTATGATGATAGCCGGAATGGTACGTTTGTTCATAATCGTTTATGTTTTATTATAGCGACGATGCTTGCCGCCGCTGATTTGTTACTCTGTTTAGTGTTTCACCTGATAGCCTTGTGTCTGCCCTATGGGTAGGTTCTTGTCAAGAAGATCGGCAAGTTCGGCGAGGTCTTCCTCCTCAAATGTCACCATGCCTTCGAGCACCGACAGCGATCCGTTTTCGCGCATCTTCTCCACTATATCGTGCGCCATCTGCGGTATGCTCTCTTCGGGTATCTGACCGAAATATCGGGCAAGCATAGGTGTGATGAGCGAATTGACAATGGGTTGGATAAGTGGCTCGATGTCCCTCTGCAGGGCATAGCTGCCACTGACAATGCCTAATGATCCGATGGTGGCTTGCAGAGACTGAAGCATGGGTAGGCGCATGAGGTTGCCTGCGGCTATCTGCGAAATGGCAGGTCGTGCCCACTCGGACACGACTGCCGCCAAAATTTGTGAGTTCTTGTATTCCATCGTTTATATATATAAAGCTGGATTACTACGTTCTCTTACTGATTGCATCCGCAACCACAACCTGTCTGGCATACGTTGGTGGAAGGAATAAACAGCTTGGTTACGCTCAACAATGAGGCTACCTGCGACTTGAGCACGTCGATGTTGGCATTAGCTGCAGCATTGTATGCCATCTGCTGTGCGTTGATGGCTTGCTGTGCGTCCTTGTTAGCGTCTACCTTGTCTTCCACACGGCGCAACTTCGTGTCGAGATACTGTGTCACTTCCACGAGCTTCTTGTCGGTGTAGTTCTCGCTCTTCTGAATGGCGAGTTCGGTCTTCAGAGTGCTGTTCTCCTGGATAAGGTTAGTCTCACTCTTAGTTACGAAACGCGCGTCAGGGTCGGTAGGATTGGCGGTCATGCCGTTGTTTCTACCCATGCCCAGAAGCGAGGCGCTGCCTCCCAATAGGCTCGTTGCCAAGCCTGCGATGCCGAGACCCAAGGCGGTGTTGCCAAGTCCCTTGCTGGCAACATCATAATTGCCATCATTAGTTTTAATATGCATAATTATTTGTATTTGGTTTCGTTCATTATTGAACTTACTGCAAAGATAAAGGAGAAAAAGGTGGAAGTGAAATGTTTTTCATTAAGTGTTCTTTAGGTGAGATAACGTATAATTTCGGCTAATGCGAGAATTAAAAAGCCTCACGCTGCTAACGTGAGGCTTGTGGCGATATAAGATATTCTAATGACTATCGAGGTGGCATGAATTTCCCTCGCGACTCTTCTGCTACGGAAATGTATGGCACTACCTCGTCACGGATGATGTCGAGAAATTGTTGCGAGGCACGCTTTTGGGGTACATCTTGCATCCAGTGTGCGTTGCTCATCAACTGATGTTCGAGACCGACAATGGGACGTGCTACAAGGGTAGGGTGGTGGCGCAGGTAGAGTTTTGGCATGAAGGTTACATATTTAGTTTCTTCCACAGAAGCAAGAGCCTCGTCGGGATCGCTGATGATACACTTAATGTTGAGCTTATATAGGTCACGCTGAATGTTTTTCTGAAATGTATCAATCACACGTTCGCCTATGTCTGGCATAATGATTGGGTGTTTCAGAATATCTTCATACGATACCTTTTGGAGCGAGGCAAGTGGATGGGTGTCGCGCATAATAGCATATACATTAAAGGGTATGCAGGGTATCGACTCTATTCCTTCGTGACGGTATGCCATATTCATGGTGAAAGCAAGGTCTAACATGTGCGCCCTTAGCGATTGATTAAGAAGGTATGCTTTGGTGAAATCGGCATTGATGCGCACGTTGGGGTATCTCTCCATGAATATCAATGCAGCCATGCGGACATACGGAGCAATAAACGAGCCTACGCCTATGCGCAATTCGCCGGTCATGCAGTTGTTAAGGGCGTTGATTTGCTCTTTGCAGTCCTCGGTCTGCTTCAGTATTTCTTTGGCACGGGGCAACAGGGCTTCGCCGCTTTCTGTGAGCATAATGCCGTGTGATGTGCGAATAAGCAACTTACATCTTAACTCGTCCTCCAGGGCGTGAATGTGCTGGCTTACCGCCGACTGGGTGACGCAACAACGTGTGGCAGCCGTACTAAACGACTTTGTTTCGGCGACATAAACAAAGGAGCGTAAATGTCTTAGTTCCATAAATCCTATAAGTTTTAGTTAGTATATGTTTATAACTATAAGTTTTAGTTATTCTACATTTACAACAATGTAATCAAAATATCTTTTCTAATTGCAAAATTATTGACAATTATCTGATTGTGTTTAGTTTTGGAATTAAAAACGCTAATTTTAGTATAAATTTATCAGAATACTAATATATATAGAATAAAAAATCCCTGCATCCATACCTTTTGTATATAAAGGATAGATGCAGGGATAACACTATGATTATAATATCATCTCCTTGTTATGAGCGATTACTTCTTGCTCTTCTTTGCCGTCGTGTCTTCCTCTCCGTCGCTTACGCTGAAGGAAGAAGAGTCGGCATCGTCGAGCTGCGGGGGGCGATATTGCTTTCGCTCTGAGTGTCAATATCGCTTACTCTTTTTTTGAAGCGAGAAGCGAGTCCCAGCCCTTCTCGTCCGTAGGCTCTGTGACGTAGAGGTTCGGATAATAAACAGGAGAAAGTTTAGCCTCGTAAGTGGTGATACGGTCGTCGCTTGCTGCTGCTCCAGTGTCGGTAGTGATTGCACCTGAGTCAAACTTCACCTTACGGCTCGGATCGTAGATAATCTGCGAAACATCATCATCCTTAGCGATGATGAAGATGTCGTTGTTGTTGATTGCACGAGCCAACTTACCTGCTGCAGGATTTACGGAGTCTACCACGAAAGTACAGGTGAGCTCAAAACCTTTGCGCTTACCAAGCGATGAACCCTTGATCTGCTGCTTCTCGTCAGCACACTGCACCTTATACAAACCCTTTCCTGCTGCGAAGGCAGGAGTTGAATAACTGTTATCGGTTGCAACAAGAGGAGCTGTAAGCTCACTCTTCAGTCCGATGTAAATATCGGTGCCAAGACCTGCGAGGTTCTCCAGGCACTCGTCTTCGTTGAGCACATCAACGAGCTGTGGACATGTTACTGATCCCATAATATTTAACGTTTTTGTGTTGTTGTTTGGAGAAGAAGGGCGACGGGTTAGCATATTCCGTCGGGTCAGCCGCGACCGTCGCCCGTGAAAATATAGAGTGAAAGAAACTCCGTTAAGGGTTAGCCGTTCTTCTTGAAGAAGGCTATCAGACCCATGTTCATGCCGGAAGCTGTGAGCTGAATCTTCTTATCGGTCTTGCCGTTGTTCCAACCAGTAAACTTATAGGTAGTGCCATCGGTTGCTTCAAGAGAGAGAATCTGATTAGGAGTGGTTTCAATCGGCTTGGTGTAAGCAGTGCCGTTCACCTTCACTGTACCGTCCGGCTTCTGACCATCAGAACCAGCAAGAGTAATCACAAGCATAGTGTTGTCGTAGTCGCCGGCTACATACTCAGGAGCAACGAGATTGCCGTCACTGACGCAGAGAGCATATTTCAGGAAGTTGCGAATACCTGCTCCCTGGATTGACTGAATCTGGAAAGACAAGTCTCTGTGATCTCGGTCGGAGCCAAGGCGGACACTTACATACTGCTGGTTGCTCTTGGTGTCAACACCGTAGACAAAGTTCTTGTCAATGGTAGCGTACATACGGTCGCCTTCGCCGAAGTTGGCAATAGGACAGATAGTAACCTTAGAGAGACCCGGCAACTTGAAGTTGTCGCCCAGGTTGTACTCTACACGGAAGTTACCGTGGAACTTGTTAGCATAACCGGCTGCAATGTTCATGGCAGAGGCCTCGTTCATGTAAACACGTGTTGGAACCTTGCGCAGACGCTCGTCCCACTTGGCGTGCCACTCGATGAAGTTGTCGTACGGAGTAGAGTCGTTGTTGTCAGCAGGAGCAGATATCGCCTTACAAGGAACGAGGTTGCCGTTAGCCTCTGAGATTAGACCGTCCTCGATGTCGTGCTTGACGCAAGTGTGGAAACCGTCGTAGAGAGCCATTTGCTGATCGCGAGCAGGAACTGAGTCGTCGCCATTGTCAAGAGCGATGTCGCCGAACCACAAGGGAGATGCGAGGTTGTCGGCATAGTCCTTGAGGATTGCCTCTACAGCCTGTGAAGAGAGAGGGAACTGACCCTGAGCGTCTGTACCGAATACTGTCTCACAGAAGTCGTCTATATTTCCACTAAACTTATCCCAGGAGAGCTTCGAGGTAAGCGTACGCTCTTTCAAGAATCCAGATTCGCTGTTGATTTCGCGATGAACGTCCTTACGACGTGTGGTGCCACCCTTGCGGATGAACAAGTGGAAAGTGCGCTTGAACTGAACACCAGTGATGATGTCGATGCCAAGGCGGTCCATCTCTTCGGCATCCGAATAGCCAGGACCCATCACAATCTCCTTTGACACCTCTTCGGCTACATGCTGAAGAGCGTCAAGACCGATAAAATCTTTAGGTAAATTTGCCATAATCGTTTGTGTGTTTTGTTGTTGTTAAATCGTTGTGTTGTTTGTGTTGGTTGAGGGCAGCGGACAAAAGTTATTCCTCACCTTGCAAGAAACGCTTGAAAGCAGCCTTACGCTCAACATTGGTCTTGTACTTGCTACCATCGAACGAGCGCAGCTGCGGAGTTTTCACACCTTCGCCATTGTTTTCAGGAGACTCTCCACTGTTCAGCTCTTCGCCAGCCTCATTGGTGAGGGCGGCAATCTGAGCCTGCTTGTCGGCAATGGTCTGCTCGGCGGTTGCAAGTGCGTCCTTAGCGGTCTGCAAGTTTGCCTCGGCATCAGTCTTGTCGGCTGTGAGCTGGGCAATCTCCTTGTCCTTTGCCTCGACGAGAGCTTTCAACTCGTCGTCCTTTTTGGCAATGGCTTCGGTGTGCTGCGCGTTTAGGTCGCTTAGTTCTTTACTGTGAGCCTCGTTAGCCTGGGCAAGTGCGTTCTCCGCGACTTCCTTTGCTTCGTTGGCTGCGTTTACTTGAGCGGAGAGTTCATCAAACTTGCCCTGCAATTCCGCGAGAGCGTTCTCCGCTGTGGTGGCTTTCTGCTCGGCATCAGTCACCTTCTGCTCGGCTTCCTTCATGTGGGCTTCGAGAGAGTCAAGAAGCGAGGCGTTCATGTACGCGCCCTCTTCCGTAACGGCAATCTCGCCAGCCTGCAGTCCACAAGCGTTGCAAATAAGAGGATATTTCTCCATATTGATATTAGTGTTTGTGTTGGTTGCTTCCGGTTTCTCTGGCTCCGGCTCATTCTTCGGCTCATCCTGTGGATCAACCGTCTGCTCGCGGGTGATAAGTTCGGCTCTGCCATCATATAGCTCAAAAGCGTGTTGCACTACTCCCATGAATGTTGACTGATCGTCCATCAAAATACCCTTCACGTCCTCGGCATTGAACACCTTGCCATGCAGATGCTCGTCAGTAGCATTAGGACAAGCCTTCTTAACGTCGGCACGGAACTCAACGCCAAGTTCAGCAAGCTCTTTGATAAGCTCCTCGTCATCATTCTTATTGGCAATGTCGCGATATGCCTTGTTCTTGTCAAACGACTTAGGATCATAAAGCTCGTGGTAAGTATCATCGGAGTACTTGCCTTTTGCTCCATCGGGCAAAGTGTAGAACGCTGCCATCACACCGATGCAACCAATCTGGTCTTTCGGATTCATGTAATAACGTTCGTCACAAAGCGAAGCGAGGTACATACCAGCCGAAGCGCAAAGGCCATCAACCAGGGCTATAACCTTCTGACCCTTTGAGTGGGCATAGTCAATGGCAAGAGCATAATCGTTCTTTGCCCAAGCAGAACCGCCTGGAGTGTTGATGATGAAAACATGACCACGACAAAGAGGATGATCGGCTGCTCGCATCATCATGTCGCGATGGTCTATTGAACCATACGAACAATAGCCGCCGTTGCGTGTGATAGGGCCGTCAATGGAAAATACCGAAACGAAGGGGAAACTCTGTGCGTCATCGTCATCAGCAGGAAGAGTTAGGACCCAGTTGCCTTTCACCTGCTTGCCATCCTCTGAAACCTGATACTCCTCTGGATAATAGGTGTTGCCATACTTATCCTCAGCTGTAACATATCCGCAGTTCTTCTCTGGCTTGCTGAAAACCGTATGAGTATTCAGATTATACTCAAGCGACTTGCGAATACCATGCACAAAGTCGGGACTGATCATCCTCTTCTTTTCGGTTAGTATTTCAAATAAACCTTTCATTAGTAAATTTAGTGTTTGTGTTGTAATCCTGAAAAATCAATCTTTTTACCGACTGAGTTGCGGAGGAAGGACTCGAACCTTCGGCCTCTTGGTTATGAGCCAAGTGAGCTACCAACTGCTGCCACTCCGCTGTGTTGTTATCCATGTGCAAAATTAAAGGTTACTTCAGTATTGTTTAGGACAAAAAAACGCCGCTATCCTCACGGACAACGACGCAAAAATTAAAAAAAAAGACTCAAGAACTAAGCCTCTCGAAGCGTGATAGGTATCGGCTCCGATAGGGCTTTAAGGGATGCAGTAAAAGAGCGGTCTTGTGACTTCTCACTGCATGTGATATTGCCTTCAATGGCAAATGTGCCGGGCAAAGTGTAACACAACTGGAGCGAACCATCTTGTTTGCGCAATACTACATAATAGGTCTTATCGCGCATAATTTTATATGCTTTACGCACATTTTCGCCTCCAAAGTCTATATTTGCACTAATATTATATGTATATATAGTACTATTGCCCTGTTTGGCCTGCGTCACCTTTACACCTATATTTTCCGCAATGACGAAGTTTTCACCACTCATTGCAAGGCGAAGCGTCGGCTCGGCTGGCAACTGGCATTTATTAATACACAACACTTGTGCCATACTGAACGGCACGGGGATAACACACTCTTCCTTCTGATAAAACATCACATCGGTAATGCCATCAAGGAATAATTCCATACATTTATCGGGTAGTTGCATTTTTGTACACCTAAAAGTGATAATTCTTAACTTATTTTATGATTATGATTAACAATTCTTTACAATAAATTAATCTACATACACTATATCGTCAACCAAGAATGACTTTTCATTAGTATCAACATACTGCATATCGATACACGAATAGGCCTTGAAGTTGTTATTCTCTGACGTTAGCCATCGGTTGATGATGCGTCGCAAGCAGTCTTTCTCGTTCTCGTTAGGTTCGATGCCGTAACGCATCAGAAAACGCTCAAGCATAGCTGTCTGGCGACGACAGATGATGCGGTTGTTGGACGTACAGAAGTCGAAAGTAGACATAGCCCATTCCACCACGCTACGCTTGAAGTCATTGTTGAGCATGACGAGCAGTTGACGGATGCCGCGCGAACTCAAGTTCCAGGAAGGAGTGACCTGTCTCACCACGTCCACCACCTCAACTTCCGAGGGTAGTTTTATACATAGGTAGTCCTCGTTGTCGCTCTTGGAATATTCCTGTTTGCCATTGAGCTGCTGCACCTCTTCAAAGGAAAGATATTCGTGCGGATTGCGCATCAGTATGACGCTTCCTCCCTGTGGCGACCTTCCCTGCATCATATTACGCCATTGCTGATGAGAGAAACACTGCATATTGACACGTTGGGTAACTGCAGCAGCATTAGACAGATAGTTGCGCATCACGAAATGCTCTGGCATGTACATATTGAATATCAACGGCTCGTCCTGAGCAAGCGTGTGCTTTGGGTCGCGGTTGCGAAAGAACTGGCAACGACTCGTAGGTAAGCGAAGGTAAATGTTTGGCATAATAGTTACTTTTGGGTGGGACGTTTGTATTGGCTCATTATAAGGTCGGTTACCTTGAAGCTGTAGCGCAGCGTTTCGTCGGTGTGAGTGGTCGGATTTATCTTCAATGATTCGATCTTCTCTGTCTGCTGGCGGTCGAGATTGAAGCAAAGATGAACCACATCTATATAACATCCGCCAGACTCGGTATGCTTGATAAAACTCTCGTTGAATTTATCACTACGGCCAAAGAACTGGTTAAGACCTTCTATCAGGTCTGCTTCGATATATACGGGTGCGGCAGGATGCAGCTTGCGATACTTGTCGGTATATGTTTTCAGTCGCTTCTCAAGATAATCGTTGATAGAGTCGGAATAATCAAAATAGAGCAGCGCTTCTGGCGAGTCGGCATCATTACTACGGGCAGACTTAAAAAAGCCTCTTAATTGTGTGAGAACATTCAGTACAGAATCAAACTGATTAAACTCGACACTTCCGTTGAAAATCTCACGCATATCTGCTTTCACGTCAGTCACGATACTTTCAAGCATATCGGCAAGAAACGTCACCTTGTCGAGATTGGCAGCCATACGGTCTACACGTTTCTTGTTACCATCCTTGCTATAGTCAACGTAATACTTGAGCAAGGTGGAGAATGAAAGAAAATCATAGCCAACCTCACTATGAAGATTTGTCTGCACAATGGAGGCATACAGAATGTCAGCCAACTTACGGTCGTACTGCTGGATGGTGCGCACAAGGTTTGCCATCTCGCTTGAACCGGGGCGCAAACGCTGTGCCGATTTGACGAGTCGGTTGCGCTTCTCAACATCTTCATTGTAGTCGGGATTGTGGAAAAGTACATCAAGTGTTTCGGCATACTTGCTGGGCGGCACATCCTTGAAATGGAATGAGTAAATTGTGGGTTGGTTGCGCACAAGTTCCTCGCGTGTTCGGATAGGGTTCGATTTAGCCATAAATTCGTCTATTTATCATAAGGTTGATTATATTTTACTTTCCAGTAGAGCAATATCCGAGTTCGCCGCGTGAAGTTTTGCGCAGTTCTGTCACTTCAACAAACTCTAACGACTCGGTACGTTCCAGGCAAAGCTGACACACCTTGTCGCCAACTTTATAGCGCGGCATATTGAGCATGACATGATAAAATACAGCCGAAATCTCTCCAGTGAAAATTTCGTTAATCGTAACCTGCGAGTTGGAGAGCACCATGCCAGTCTTCCACACCGACGACCGGGAACGGATATTGATACCACGAATGTTAACTCCGTCAAACTCATTCACTGGCTGTAAGGCAAAGCCAAGACCATATTTCCATACGTTAGGAGCAACCTCTTCTTCGCTCACAGCAAAACAATCATAACAAAAGTCCTCTTCATGCCCAACTGCCTTTACCGGCATTTGAGCCTTTTCTTCAAATTTTTTAAATAATATTTTCATATCTAATGACATTTTGACACCTTCAACCGTATATCTCCAACAAATCTTCCCTTGTCAGTGTGATGTTTTTATCCTTACACTGCTTGAAGAAGAAATTCACTGTATTGGGGTAATGAGCAAACGATGACCACCTTTTAGCGAAGTCGCTCTCATGGTGACCGCAAGTAGAATCTGATGGTCGAAATTGCGATAAACGCTTCCAAAAATCGTAGCCATCCTGCCCTACCAGGTGATAGAGAGACATTCCGCAATACACCCACTCTATATATCCCGCTTCTGGACCTTCCATCAAGTCCACATGGCGTTGCTCGACCTTCTCGACAAGCCGTTTCACCTTGCGGTATATGATTTCTGGGGTATCATTGCGCCAATCGCCAATAACAACACCATCTGCCCCAGTATTCCCATTGTAAGTTTCAGTATGAGAAGAACGATGTTGGCGAGACAAGGGAAGCGGCATTACCACTTGGTCATTTAGTCCCGTATAGGCAGTTGCTTTCTCATTTATATATATATGTTCTGGATCGTCCCAAGACGCAAAGCGCACACGACCTATATTTCCGCATGATTTATCAAGCATGATGCCGCAAGCAGCATAGTCCTTCAATAATGCTTTGAACTGATCTTTATGTCTATCTGGATAAGCTAAACGCACAAGACCAAAATACCCGCTACCAGAGCACGAGCGCATGAGTAATGCTATCTCTGGGCGATACTGACACACAAAGCGCACATTATCAAACTGTGTCAGGTGTTTGTTGTCCGCGAGGTCAATGTCAATGGCAAGCCATCCAGTGTGTTGCTTCAGGTGGGTCTCACGACGGCTCACCATTACCCGCTGTCCTGGATGCGTGAGACTGTCGTCCTCATAGAGCGCAAACAAGCCGCTCAGAGTAGCACCTGGCAACATCTTCTTTGTCTCAATGTACTCCGGCATCTTTTTAGCATTACTGCCAAACTCCACACGCATACGACGAAGTTGCTGCACATACGGCTTCCATCTATCCGTCAAGCAAAACTCACGGATGGTCATCTGCTGGATGCACTCTCCTGTCTCACGGTCAACGAAGCGACCACAAGCATCATGCGCATCTTCATATATGGAGCATATTTCGTCAAACATATTTTATAAGTTAAAATAGGTAAGTTATTATACGGTTGCAAATTTAATAATTAAAATTGACACGAACAATATTTCGGCTATGTTTTTCTTATGTTAACTATATTTGGACTCTTGAGCCTCCAAAAGTCCAAACTTTAGACTTAAAGTCCATTTTTCAGGATAATAGCGAAAAATGAAAAGTCTATAAATCTGAAAAAACGGAGTAAAGTTCATAAGAAATCCGTGCTGTGTCCCCATAATGAATTTTTCAAAAAGCGATTCAACCTTTTGATTTTCTGCTATTTATCTATTAAAAGTTTAAAAAAGGGGTATTTTTATATATACCTATACGAGCGCAAAGAACAAAAAATTTATAAAGAATAATAGAAATAAGACATTTTTGTAGCGTTTCTCTCACTTAGTTGCCTTTCTTCTCACCATTTAACTTGTTAAATGTCAATTATTTACGTCATAGGCGTTAATGCTACTAACTATATTGTTAGGGTTCGGGATTTTTGAAAATAGGAGAGAAAGAAAATTGGCGAAATTATATATAGTAGTAGCGTTATTGAGTAAATTTTTGGACTTTTGATGAGTAGATAATACGTAATGTCCGTGGCTATTAGGGAGTTGCAAGAGTTTGCAAGTTTGGACTTTTGGGGACAGAAGTTTATTCTCGAACAAGCGAAAAACAGAGAGGAAATACAAGCATTGCGCAAAAGAAAAGGTCGACACGCCTTACGGCGCGACGACCTGATAAATGCTTCGCTAATAGCGAAAGATAGCGCAAGATAAATGCTTTGCCGCACGCGGGAGTGTAGCGCAAGGGGGGATGCTTTGCTGATCGCGGATTGCTGCAAAGGCAACTTGCGGGGGATTATTTGTTTTTCATAAACTGATTAGCCTTTGTCATGCTGTCATAGAGTTTGCCACGGCCGTACATATCAATCTTTGCCTCGATAGGTTGCTCTAAGCGTTGCAGGAGCGTGTTTACGGCTTGTAGAAGGGCTACGTTGGTTTTAGCTTGGTAAGACACCATTTCGTCGCTTACGGTCGACCCTGCGGCTACTGTGGGGCTTGTCTCGGCTATATTGCCAGTGTCGTAAGCACGGCGACCGGAATAGTTGCGGTCGTAGTTTACGAGGGCTTTCAATAGTTGCGGGTTGTTCATCATCATCGCCTGGGTTGTCTCGCGTCCGATTACCAGTTCTGGGCCGTTCTCGGCTACAAGAGATGGTTGACCGTTAATAGAAGTGGCAGTGGGCTGCGTGAGGAGTGATACACCATTGTGGGGTTTGTCATCCTCGGTCGCCCAATAGAGGCTGCCATCGTTGCCGACAAACGGACGGAGGTCTTGCACGTTACCGGAGTCGTAGGTAAGCATACCGGACACGATTTTTGTGTTCGAGGATTTTGCGTTGCTATTATTAGAGTTATCACTTCCTCCAACCTTGCTAATTGCAAAGTTTAGTAACCCCATGAGGATTGCCATCATTGCAGCGTAAGCGATTGGACCAGCAACAGGTCCGAGAGTGCTAACACACCAACCGAAGATACCTGCAGAGCGAAGAGCTGCCATTGCCTGTTGATGGGCAACCTCAAGCTGTTCCTCTGTCTGGTTATTTACCGTCTTTGTCGTAAGTAAAGCCACTCCAGTGGCTGCTTCACCTGCTACCTTTGCCGTACCAAATGCCTGCTGCATGAGAAGTAACTGCGTATAGTGCGCAGTGGTTTGCGCGCGGTCTATTTGCTGTTGACTAATCATCTGAAGGGTGTTGGTAGCGAACGATTTTATCATTTGCTTCAAGGCTGTCTTCAAAGCCTTGCGTCCTTCGGCTGCGTTCTCGGTCATAGTAACGAAGGCATCACCTACCGACTCGCCAAAGGTTTGCAACGGACCCATGAAAGTAAGGAGTGAGTTATATTGCTCAAACATATCTCCCGTGAGTTTTTTGGCATAGTTAGCCTGTTCCATCATTATTGACTTTCGGGCATCAGCAAGCTGCTGCTCGGTGGCATTGTGCTCTTCCAGGAACGTGTAATACTGCTGGGCGAACTCCATACGAGCCTTCATCAGTTCGAGTTCAGGGTCTAAAGCCGACACTGACTCCATGCCCATACGCTGACCGGCATTACGATAGCTACCCTTGACTGCCACCTCTTGCTCGGCACCAGGCAGTGCCTTCTGGTATTCCTTATAATAATCAGTGTTAGACCAAGCGTAATCGTTCAGTTTCTTGCGCTCATCGTCACGCTTCTTGCTTGCCGACTCGTATTCGTCGTTGTATTTTATCAGTTCGAGATAAAGAGCTTTGAGGTCTTGTGCCTTAAGAGCCGAGAAATCAAACCCTTCGTCGGCTACAGACAAGAACTGAAGGAACCGATTCTGAAAATTCTCACTCTCCGGATTAAGACTATATAATACGGTAATAGACTCGCGTGCCTTAGTGGTCAGCTTATCAAAAGCAGCATTCATCTTTTCAAGACCTTCGGGAGAGTCAGCACGAATATCCTTGGCTGGCTGTAGGAAACCTAAGCGGTCGAAATTGCCACGAGTGTTGCGGTCAACAGCACCTGTATAGTCGTGCTCATTCAAAATCTTCTGTATCTCGCGCTGACGGGCAAGCAACTTCTCTGCAGCCTCGCGCAATTCCTTAGAGCCATTGGCAAATATCTGGTCGAGCAATGCGCCGAGGTTTTCTGCAAGAGACTTATTGTTTTCACGAGAGAGGTCGCCGGACAGTTTGGTGAACAACTTGTGAAGTTCGCCAACATCCGTTTTGCCAATCGAATCAAGCAGTTGCTTAGAAGTTTCCTCATCGTAAACCATCACATCCTCATCCATGTGGGAATAGAACTCTTTCCAGCCATCGCCAAGATTAGTGATAGACTGGCGAGCCGTACCAAGAGCACGATCCATTTGCGATTGCAGATAATCCAACTGTTCCTTCTGTTGTCCTTCGCTAACCTTTTCGCCATCGGCGTTCATCTGAGCCACCCATTCCAGGTATTTGCGCATTTGTTCCTCATAGAAAGCCTTGATATTAGCAATAAGAGCATTTGCGCGAGCCTTTGTCTGCTGCTCCTCTTTTTTGTTCTCATTACCGTTTCTTCCTGAGCCTGTCTTTCCATTTTTGCCACTCTCATCAGGAACATTCAAATCCTCGTTACCTCCTGTCGTAGAAAGAATGTAGTTATCCATCTGTTTTCTGACAGGCTCATACTTTTTATCTATGCCTAATTCTGTATTATGCGTTGCTCGTTCCTGACGAACATAACGCAAGGCTCTAAAAAGTTGTTGCTCGTTAGCACTTACATCCTTATCCTCATATACATAATACGGATCTCCAAATAAAGAACGCTTTCGCACTTTCTCACGCCTAACAGCCTTTGTCAAACCTCTGTTTTCAGATGCAAGAACATTGCTAACATCTTTTACTCCAAATCTCTGGGCAAGTTCTTTTACAACAACATTCATTTGTTTTCCGTAGGAGTCTTTGGTGTAGGCTTCCAACATTTCCTGCTCAAAGCCTTCAGGTGCAATTTGCCCATACTCGCCCAACCTATCCAAAGACCTGCCAGCACGAGGCTTTACGAACTTATCCCTATCATCTTGCTCCATCTGTACGTACATCTTAGCACGAATAGCCTTTGCAGCTTCGCGATAAGAGGCCGCCAAATCCTTTACCATTCCATTCTCTCTTTCGAGCTTTTTGAAATAGACTCCGAATTTGTCATTATAGACCTTAATTGCAGCCTGATATTCAAAAGACCCTTTCTTTGCCCGCTTGATAGCACGATAATAAGCATCAAGTTCCCCGACAGCCTGATTTGCCTTGTTGCGAACACCAGTTAGCGACCTGTCAAATTGTTCGACTGATTTTGTGGCATTATCAGTATTTTTTACAAGGCTATATATCCATGTGCCAAGTGTAGCAATAGCAGATATTGCAAAACCAATAACATTCGCTTTCATTGCGAGAGTCATGGCTGTCCAGCGTATATGCAACAAGCGAACCGCAACGGCATTGCCATGTACCGCCATAGTTAGCAATGTGAAGAATTTTACAACACCGCTACCAGACACACCTATCATCAACGGCAATAACTTAGAAAAAGCCCACACCAAACCGCGAGTACCCATATATGCTACCAATCCTGGTAATATTTTGAGCAACATTTCAACGGATGTCTTTATCTCCCACATCAATATCTTTGCAGACCTCATAAATGGAGTAGATTGCGTAAGCGTTTTCGAGAAATCGTACCATACCTTTGCTATTTCCTTGACGGAATCAATGCCTTCAGGATTAACAAAAGCCTTATTCCACATGTTATTGGCTCTCTCAATTATAGCCTGTGCGGTCTCTTGCTGTATGGCATATTCCTTTGATACGGCCGTGGCATCTTTGTAAGCCTTACTTGACTCGTCAAGATGGGATTTCAGAACATCTACATTCTGAGCCATAGTAACGACTACGCTTTTCAAACGTTGACCATCTGAGCCAAACTCTTTGAAGTACTCGTCCATAGAGTTGAGGTTTTTATCGCTCACGTTCTGAAGCACGGTTACAAGTGCCTGCATGGTTTCTCCCTTGCTCATCATGTCTTTTAGGGAGTCCTCTTGCATACCCAACATCTTCTCTATGTCGTGGTAGTTAGTCCATAAACTGCTTATTAACTTACCAAAAGCGGTACTGGCTACTTCCGGCATAAGCATAAGAGAGTCGCTGGCAGAGGCAAGACCTAAAAGTTGGTCGCTTGTAATGTGCGACACCTTAGACAAACCCGTAAGTCGCTTCGCAAATTCAAGGATATTACCACCATTGGCCGTAGATGTAGAAGCCAATTTAAAGATGGAACTTGAAACAGAATCAAAAGCATCGCTGATGTTACCACCGTGCTTTTCTACCTCTCCCATCGTTTCCACGAACTTAGACAAAGTAAGCATCGCATCATCACCCAAATCCTCTTTCAATGCCACATTCACACGATCGCTGGCTGCTGCAAATTCTGCCAGACCTGACGCCCCATACTTGCCCATACCCATACGACTACCCACATAAGCCAATTGTGTAAGTCCCTCAAGACTGGTACGGCTGTCTATCTTCGCCAACTGGCGTGACAAATCATTAACAGACTCCATCGAAAGATTACTCACCTTACGCACATTAGCCAATGAGTCAGAATACTGGAAATTCAACTTCAATATGTCTGTCAGCTTTGATTTTATCATATTAAACGCCCCAAACAGCCCTACATACGCCGTTAAGTTTTTGAGCGCTGTCTGCCATGCGTTGCCCTGCTTATGCACCGAGCCGGTGAGTTTGTCGATTTGCGCCTGCAGCGCATTTACGTTACCTTGCATCTGCTTCAGTCCCTTGTCGCTTGCCGACATCTTGCCAAGCTCACTCTTGGCAGCGGACAACGCGCGCTTTAGTTCGTTAAGCGACGTGCCCGACAAATTTTTCATAGCCTTGTCTATACGCTCCGTATTCGTGATATTCTGCGTCACAGCCGAGTTGTACGAAACCAATTCTTTCTCCAGTTTCTTAAACTCGCGCTGTCCCTGCTTTGTCGTCACGTCGAGCGCAGCCATCTTCTGTTTTATACCGTCAATGCGCTGCTGAAGCTCATCCATCACCTTTTTGGCAACGGCGGCATTGGCAGTTATGACGATTTGAGTTTTCTTTGCTGCAGCCATATTTAGTATGTTTGTGTTGTGTTGTTACATAATCTTTATCGGACTTGCTTCCTCGAAGGTGTTTATAAGTTTTACCTCGCCATCGTAGCCGTAGAAGTCAACAAGGTAGTTGGCTATGCGCTGCTGAAGGTGGCGAAGCTCCATCATAATGGCAGGACGTTGCGACTTACCCGACTTGCGGTCCCACTTGCTGACGTATCGCGTCTGGAAACGAGCCTTCTTGCCCGACTCTACGTCCTCGTATGTCGTTCCTTGACCGACACCCATATCCACAAAGCGCATGTAGTCGTTGAACTGGAAAGCCATCGTCACCTTGCCTCCTTCTCCGGCTTCGATGATCCTTCCGGCAAACGAATTTGCACCCTCGCCAGTTGAGTACCACTGACCCATCTCCTTACGCTTCTGGTTGACGACAGCATATCCGTTATACACCTCCTTGGGATAGATACACTGCGTCATGGTGTTCACCTCAAGCTGATTGATGGTCTGCTGAAAAAAGCGAGCCGCTACCCTATTGAAGGGAAACATCGGGTTTTTGATTGGTTTACCCATATCGCATATATTATTAAAAGGTTAGGGTTCTTTCGGCACGATATACTTGCCGTTACTGCCACACGCGAAGTTGTAGAGCGGTTGCAGGCTCTTCCAATCCATGCCAACGACGAGCCATTGTCCGGCATAGATGTCGCCCACCATGCCGAAGGAGATTGAACTGGTGCAGATGCCTTGCAGCTCTGCCATCACCACGGCATCATCTGCAAAACTGCGATGGGTAACGGGACAGCGACCTGTGCGCTTCACCTCGATAAGCCAGGCTATGAGGTCCTTGCAGTAGTCGGTGAGGTCGTTGGCCGTGCGCTCTATCTTGTTACCGTCGTAACGGCCAAGAGTCTGCGGTGTGTCCTTTACCTTGGCGAGAAACCACACCTGGTGAGAGACAGATACCTTCTTTGCGTCAACGAGTTCTCCGGTGGTCAGTACGCTGTATAGCATACACGGCGAGTGGACAATGTTGGCGTTTCGGGAAAAAATGTTCTCAAGGTCGATGTAGCGGATGCGGAAGAAACTCTGGTCTTCGAGGCGTTCGCTCTCGGGGTTATGAGAAAGGGGCTTGTAGATGGAAGCCCAATGCTCAAGGATATTGCTTATTGTCATAATGCTGCTAAACTTTAAGAACTACGAATTTCACGAATTACACGAACGTTCAATAATTCGCGGAATCCGTGAAATCCGATGTTAATATTTATTCTTTAGCGGCTTCGTCCGCTTCCTCCTTATCCTTCATCAGCTCTTTCAACTTTACGTTGAAGTGTCGCTCGGTTTTATCTGCCACAATCTTTTGAAGCACTCTTGCCCAGGCTGCTCCGTTGCAGGTGCTCTCGTTTTCCAGTATGCTCACAAACTGCACCAAGCAGTACATGGCCGTGAGTTGGTTGGCGAGGTGGGTGTTCATATAGCCGAGAATGTTGCGGTCGAGATACGAGGCAAGGCAGATGCACATGATTAAGACCGAGAATGTCCACACCATCTTTGCCATCTTCTTGGAGCGCAGCTTACCGTCCATCTTGCACTTCGGGTTGCGCTTGATGGCTTCACGGTATCGTTGGTAGATGCGACGGTTGCACCTCCATGCCGTGTAGCAGTCGATGATGAGGGCGAAGAAACACACGGTGATAAAATTGATAGAGGGCTCTATGTGAACCCACAGCAAGCCGAGCACTGCGGCAATGGCTCGCGAAACGTAGAATGGATTGTTCATGTTTGTGTTGTGTTTTGTGTTGTTGTCCTGAATTTTATACAACAAAGTTACTGATAAGCTGCTACGCAATGCGGACATGGTGGGGTATGGGGAGGTTGAGTATGTCCGCACGGGGGACAGGAAATATCGTAACTTTGGCAACATAAAACACAACACTATGTCAGGAATTACGCAAAATACATTAACTCGCATCGACAAGTGGCTATCCTACGGCACAAGTATGCAGACGGCGTTCCCGAAGCTGGAGCAACGCTACCGTATGCAGATATGCTCGGAGTTCTACAAGCGATGGGTGCAAAACAAGGACATCGACCCTCGGACGGTGTGCCGTAATATTGCCCGACGCGACTATGAAATGTTCTTCAACCAGGCAGCACAGGGCAACAAGGATGCGCAGGAGTATGTGCTTGCGCTGAAGATTACCCTCGACGATGAGGGCAATATCTGTCCGCGTACAGTTACGGAGCTCAACAACGACGTGTTGGTGTGCAACCATCTGATACGTTTCTTCCAGACCGACGAAAGTCCGCGCCACAAGGCGATGTATCTGAGCAGTGCCGAATGGTTGATACGCACGGGCAAACAGCAGAATAACGATCGTGCAGTGGATAAGGGTATGCAAGCCTTAGCTAATGTGTATGGCAACTTCCAGGAGGAGAAGGACGCTACGGACGAGATGCCGGACATGAGTCGCATCGCCATCACGCAGGACGTGAGCATCGTAAAGCGCGACCGCATCAACTACACCGAGGAGGAGAAGCTACGCATGGCTCGCAAGTATGGTCTTACTACCAAGGACCTGCAGGAGATAGAGGACGAGGAAATGTTTAGCGACAAGCGAGAGGAGGAGCCGGACTACTTCGAGTATATGGAAGGTGAAAGTGAAAAGGGAAAGGGGAAGAATGAAGAATCCAATAGTAAGGAAATGCCGATGCAGCACGAAGGCAAGCCAACGGACGAGAAGGAATGAGCGGAAACAAGATAGAATTATCTATATGATGCAAATAGAAGTATCTATTGCCTGTAGGTAATAGGCATAACCTTATGAAGGTAATAGGCATTGTTTACATACAACAATAGGCATCGTTTGCATATAGCATAAAAATCATGTTAACGAAACGCTAAATTCTTAACATATCGCACTCGACGTGTTAATGAAAGCGCGATTTACTTAACACGTTCTATATAAAGACAGTAAAAATATGGAGTTAAACATTACACTTGCCGAAGCATTGGAGCGAGCTTCGGAAAGACTGCGAAAAAAAATGCTTCACTCAGTGGAGCTGCTGCAAAAAGCAGAGAAGATAGCTCTGAACTATGATGCCGAGAACGGATATTACTTGGCGTTTAGTGGTGGAAAGGATTCTCAAGCTCTTTTCCACATGACTCAGTTGGCTGAGGGGAAATTTCGCGGTCACATGAATCTTACGAGCGTTGATCCTCCCGAAGTGATACGTTTCGTAAAGAAGAACTATCCCGAGGTGGAACTGATAAAGCCGGGCAAATCCATCTTTCAGATTGCCGTAGAAAAGCAGATTCTGCCCACTAAGCGTGTGCGTTGGTGTTGTACTGAATATAAGGAAATGGCAGGTGCTGGCAAGGTGACGCTAATCGGCATACGCAAGGCAGAGAGTTCTCGAAGAGCCAAGCGCAACGAGGTGGAGATAAACAACCGAAAGTTTAGCGGTAATCTTGACGGTCTGGACGAATACCGACAGGAACAGAAGGCTAAACGTGCTCGCCGTAAATCTAAGGAGCAAGGCGTGAATATCACTAATGCTGATGAAGAACAGACGTTAGGCTGCATCCACGGCAAAGAGAGCCTGCTAATATCGCCCATTATCTATTGGACGGAAAAGGACGTGTGGGAGTTCTTAAATAACGTAGTGAAAGTTCCGCATTGCTCGCTCTACGACGAGGGATGGCATCGCATCGGCTGCATCGGCTGCCCAATGTCGTCTGCAAAGCAGAAGCGCATCGAGAATGAACGCTATCCGCATATCAAGCGCAACTGGATAAAAACGATTAAAGCCATCCGAAACGGGGGGGGGGATTCAAAAGAGAATATATCTGGTGGAACATCCGCAAGGACTGTATGCCTCTCAGAACCGTCAGAGGATTGCTCAGGACGCAGGCGGCTACATCAAGCATCCCGACCAGAAACATTGGATGGGAGACAGAACCGAGGAATATGGAAACTTGCCGAACGAGGGTTTTCAGACAGCTCCTCTTCTGACCGCTTGACAGAGGAGCAAGAAAACGAAATAGCGGAGAATATCTACGACTGGTGGATTTCGGGAAAAGCATACAAAAAATGGTATGCAGAGAAGTTCCAACAGATGAAATTTGACTTTGGGGAGGAATTATAAATAACACAAAACAATACACAATAAGAACAACAAACTAAACGAAAAGGAGGTTCGCAATGGCTAAAGACTGGGTAGGCGGCTCTGCTGCTGTGTTCAAGACGTTAGGCGCAAGCAACCATACAGACGCGGATAGACAGCGTGAGGATTACTATGCCACAGAACCGAAGGCGACGGAATGGCTGTGCAAACTGGAACGGTTTGAGGGCAGGATTCTTGAGCCTTCGTGTGGCGAGGGTCACATGAGTAGGATGTTGGAGGCAGCAGGGTATGAGGTGGTAAGCCGCGACCTTGTGGATAGAGGGTACGGCGAAGTGGCCGACTTCCTCGCAATAGACAATTTGGAATGGGACGGTAACATCGTCACCAATCCACCCTACAAATATGCGCAGCAGTTTGTGGAGAAGGCTCTCAGCATCATCCCCGTAGGAAAGAAAGTGGCGATGTTTCTGAAGCTGACTTTCCTCGAAGGCAAGGCTCGACGCGCTCTCTTCCGCTCTACCCCTCCCGTTCGTGTTTGGGTAAGTTCATCACGACTGAAATGCGCTATGAATGGCGACTTCGATAAGTACGGCAGCAGCGCAGCGGCTTACGCATGGTTCGTGTGGGAGAAGGGGTATAAAGGCGAAACAACGGTGAAATGGTTTAACTGACGGGGGCCAGAACAACAGAAAACACAAAACCACACAAAACAACACATGCGCAACAACAGACATAAATACTTCAACAAGGTTCCGCCATTTAAGCCGGACTCTGAGCACTACACACGCAAACAGCACTCTTGGAAGGCGAAGGAGACATACGAGACAGAGGATGATGCTTGGGAATATCTAAAACAGAACCCGAAGCTACGAGCGCATGGCATGACGGTGTATCGGTGCAGGACATGCAGCAAATGGCATGTAGGACATAAGACATCAGAATAACAATGCAGCAAGCACATAATATATACTTAACGAAGTTTCAGCAGCAGTCGCTATATATGGGAGCCAAAGACGAGCGAGTGATTGCTGCCCGCCGTGTGGGTAAGACCGATGGTTTGGTGGCTCCTTACGTCTGGACGGCAAGCAACTCCATGCCTGGTATGCTCGGCGCATGGGTGGCTGTGTCGCGTCAGCAGGGCTTCGGCAAGACCATACCGAGTACGATGGCTGCCATGGAACGTATGTTCGGTTTTACGCAGGGCATTCACTTCGGTTGGGGACGACCGCCGAAACATGCTCGCGAGAGTATCTTCAAACCTAAGAACTACGACAACTACATCTGGTTGGCCAATGGCGCCGGATGGGTTCTTATCTCGCTCTCACAGACCGCCTCTGCCAACTCTTACACGTTCTCGGCCATGGTAGGCGACGAGGCGAGATTCTTTCCTTATAAGAAAGTAACGGACGAGTTGATGCCAGCTCTTTCAGGCCAGACACATCCGTTGGGCGACATCAACTTCTCCGACCACAACCCGATGTATAAAAGTACACGCTTCCTCTCGGATGCCTCGCTCACTGCCAAAGGCTCGTGGTTGGAGAAGGAGGAGGAGAAGTTGGACATGACCGTTGAGACGGGGCCATTCAAGGGCAATACCTACCGATGGGTGCAGGAGCAGTTGGAGGATTACGCCAACAAGGTGATACGCTACAACGACCTGCTGTATAACGCCAAGAAGACCAACCACTCGGTGCGTGTGGTGCCGAAGGAGTTGCGCACGATGATCCGTGCCGTGGCTCTGAAGATGATGAAGCATGAGGGACAATTCAAGATAATGCCCAACCATGGCCAACACGTCACTAAGGGTATGGTGGAGATGGCTGTCAACTATAAACTCATTCCGCAGGACGATGCCGAACTGATTTACGATTACGAGTATCTTATCACGCCGGAAGAGGATTTTGAGATGCAGATGTTCCAGCGGTCAAAGAAATTCTCTGAAGACTATTTGCGTGAGCTGCGCCGTGTGGCTTTCTGCGTGCGTCGTGCGTCATCGCTCGACAATGTGGATATTTTGGGTGAAGACTATATCCGTCAGATGAAGCGAGATCTTCCGCCATATACCTTCGCCGTGTCAATTCTGAATGTAAAGATACAGAAAAGTAATGACGGTTTTTACTCCAACCTCGACATCGACCATGTTCACGGATATATCCCAGATGAAATAGACCCTTTATCGACTGCCAAATTTTCCACGCAAAAGGTGTCGGGCATCATCGGTGGAAGGAAAGTTACAAGCGAGAGCTATCAACCCGACTTCAAGGAATTGGGCGAGCGCAACGACTCACGCATGGATTCCGACTGCATCAACTCTCTTCCTCTGTATATAGCCTTGGATTACAATGCCAACATCAATACGTTGGTGGTCGGACAGATGTATGAGCGCGACGGCATGGAATGTCTGAACGTCATCAAGAGCTTCTATGTGAAGAACGAGCGCAAGCTGCGTGAAGTGATAGCCGATTTCTCCGACTATTACGCACCGAAGCGGGCCATCAACCGCGACTTGACGTATTTCTATGATTCCACGGCAAAGCAGGGCGCCTCGTATGCTTCGTCGGACGAGCGATTCTATATGACCGTGATTGCAGAGTTGGAGAAGCGAGGCTGGAACGTGACGGCCATTGATATGGGTGCTCCAGAAAAGCACGAGGTAAAGCACAAGATCATCAACGACGGCTTGGCTCACCTCTCCTACCCCGCCATTCGCATCAACCAGGTGAACAATCCCGACCTTATCATCGCCATGCAGCTGTGCGAGGTGCAGATTTCGTACAAGGGATTTCACAAAGACAAGAGCCAGGAGAAGAAGCCCGAGAGCGAGGACACACTACCCCTACAGCAACGTACCGACTTCACGGATGCCTTCGATACGCTGTACTTAGGTTGCAAGTTCTTCCGTGGCGGTGGCGGTTGGTTTGTACTGCCGAGTGGAAGATAAAAAACAAAAAAGCAGCCGTTTCACAACGACTACCCCTGCTTTCAAATCATTTCTTTCGCCAAGGAAAAATACCAATGAATTTGAAACAAATTGTATTATCCAATAATTTATTCAAAAGAAGCTACATTTAATAGTTTATTTATATTTTGGATGTTTCATAAAAGCCATCCATATAGTGGCGTTTTTTGATGTTGTGCGATGTCCGAAAATAGGTTTATAATCTTTTATTGCGCCAAGAATTTCACTAACCTTAATCTGTTGTTCGTTCCACTTGAATATCAAGACACCGTAATCAGCCAACACTCTCATACACTCGTGTATAGAGTCGTTAATAAACTCTTGCCAATTATCTGGTAAAATTCCATATTTCTTACAGAGCCAAGAATTTAATCCAACATTCTTTAAATGAGGAGGGTCGAAGACAACCACACGAAAGGACCCATCAGTGAACGGCATATTAGTACAGTCGGCAAAGACATCAGGATTCACATCGAGTAATCTGCCATCGCAAAGTTCTTCATGCACTTCTCTAATGTCTGCAAACAACACATTCGGGTCTTTCTTGTCAAAATAAAACATACGAGAACCACAACAACAATCAAGGATTGGCTTCATATTCTCCTTAACTTCTTCCTTCAGCATATCATGCCGCAGCCCCATGAGCCACGACTTGAGATTGATGTAACGGTTGTTGTCGAGGTTGGCATCGCGCCACTCGGCGTATTCATCGTAGGACATACCATTCTCGATGATGCGAACCATGTCTTCCGGATTCAGCACGTCGGTTTCCTCGAAATCACACACTCCACCTACTTCATCGCCTATCCAATACCACTTGCGACAACCGTCGAAGAGCTGTTCATTGACCATGGATGCGAGCAGATTGCACGCATCATTGTATTTCTTTACCGCGTCTTGTGCTTTTTTATTCATAGTTATTCCTCCTCTTCTTTTATTCCAAATGGCGAACCATCAAGGAATGTGAATTTTTCAAACATTTCATCTGGAGCAGTCCACACTCCAAGACATCTTATAAATTCATCATATACATAACTAACTTTTTCAATGGGGGAAAAAAGAAATCATCTTTTACACAACCAAATGGTATGTGCTTTTTCATTTCGTTGATGCACTCCACGACATTATCAAATGGTCGGAACTTAGGGCTGGTTTAACACGATAGTCTAAATGTCCCCATTCCCAGTTTGGGTCGACCACATCTTCCCATGTTTTCATATCCCTACATATTACTTGGATTTCCTTCCCGTCCACGTAATCCTACATCACCTCAATGCGCTTTTCAGTTTCTTCTTTTGTCATAGTCTTATTGTTTTTATTTTGCTTTGTTTGTCTGTTCAGTTTTGATATACTTTCCTTTTTCCATTTCCTCGCAGAATATCGCCGTGCAGTATTTGCATTGTTTGTTGCAATCGAATATTTTCATGTTTTATGTTTGATGCTATTTATACTCATTCAATAATGTATATCTTTTCATTGCATTCTGGGCAAATGACGTATGTTCCGTCCTTGAAGGCAACTTTAATCATCGTCATTACGCTGAAGGTTATACTTTATATCGTCGTACATGGACATCTCTACCTTCTCTCCGTCATAGTGGCCAAGGGCGAGCAACTGCCCATTCTCTTCCGTAGCCTCCATAACAGCCGGTGTACTGGCACGCACCACAAAGATATCGAACTCTTTGACGCAATCGAGTTGCTCGATGGGCAACATCGGCATATTCTCTCTTGCCTCCTGACGGATGCGCATGATATCGGCTTTGGTCAAGTTGGCAAACTGCTTGCGTGCCTTACGTACAGCAGCTGCCTCGACATTGATACGGCGTGCTTCATAGGCTTCGGCAAAGAGTTTAAGGTTTTGCCATGCGACAACCTGGTTGAGAAATTTTAGAAATCCCTCACGGCCCTCTGCCAACTTCAACCTAACGAAATATTCCTCTATAAGAAGAATCTTATCTTTCTCGCGCCAGAAGATAACACCTCGGCGACTTAACTTTTCAAGGATTGCAGTCATCTGACTAACGTCTTGCAATTCCTTCAAATGCTTATTTTCTCGTTTAAATGGATTCCACATAATATTTGGATTTTAAGTGAATAATCAATGAGCAAAATTCTTCTATTCTCACGAACCGAAGAATTGATCTGGAATTAACATTGGTACGCTTAACAATCGAAAATGAATAGTCTAATTAACTATGTACTTATATACTTAGAACAAATCTTTAATGCGTTATAAATCTCGTACCGTCTACTTCCAGCACGAGTATATCGTTGACAACCCTTATCTCGCCACTCTCTACAAACTGCACCTTGCGCTGGTGGCGTATGGTGTCAACCGAGAGACAGACGCAGGTGCCGGTGTCTACATGTCCCGTCTTGGTAAGGAAACGTATGTAGAACGGCATACGTGCCACGTTGCGTGCTGTCTGCGGGGGATTGAAACCAGTGACACGTTGCCCCGTGCGAGGGTCGTTCCATTGCCACTTTTCCATATAGCGGCGAAGCTCGGTATAGGATTGTGTGATTGTTCTCATATTAGAGTTCTTTTAATGGTGGAAATTCAAGGTGTATAAACCTATCTATTTCCCTGTCTTTTATTCGTTTTATGCCTCCAGAGAAAATCTTCTTACGATGACGCAGAACGTCGGGGAATAGGATGTTGCGTAGCGAATTACCCCAGTCGGATGTAGAGTTAAGGAGATGCGATGGGTGAAACACGAGTGTATATGAGGCGAGACGCACATCTGTCTGCGGCCGGTCGTACATCGGTCCGCTAAGGGTTAACGCCCTATCCTTATTATAGAGCACCAAATGGCTACTTAGCTCGCTCACATCGTCGCTTTGCGCATAGATGATGCGATCGGCATAATCGCTGAGGTATTTTTCCATGAGCGTGTCGCACGAGCGGTAGGTGGACAGCACGAGACGTGTTATCCAACCTCGCTCGAAGCACTGCTCAAGAAACATAAATGTCTCTTGCTTAGGTGAAGTCATAGTGAGCGCCATGATATGAGCGTCTATCATGAGGTGACTCAATGCCTTATAGAACTTCTCCGCCGTCACGTCGCCATGTGTGTAGAACGTGAGCTGGCAGTGAGGTGCCTGAATAACGGCCTTGGGCAGCTTTTGGTCTACGCAACAAGGCGGAATGAAGAGGAGAGTATCGTCCATATTCTGTAAATTTTAATTATGAATTTAATCAATCAGCATCGGCATGCACAGCGATAATACCTTTGGCGCAGGCTCGTCGGCTGTGAGAACGACTGCGTGAGAAGCGTCGAGCAACTGCATACGTATCGTGTCCGATGGAATAGAGTTGATGCAAGTTTGAAATATTGTTGACTTTATTCCGATGCGGAAGTTATCGTCACACTGGGCGCGGGCTATACACACCTGATCTTCGCCCGATATTGCAAAGTCGGCATCGCTGGCAGACACGGTGAGGAACATGTCGCTTTTCTTCATCTCTACGAGATTGCTTGCGTTATTTGAGAACAGACTGACACGGCGCAGAATGTCGAGCATCTCCTTTTTGTCGAAAACTACATAGAATGGGTTGGACTTGGGAATGACAGCGTTATAGTTGGGATATTTGCCCTCCAGATGCTTGCATATCAGTTCGGTGTCGCCCGAAGTGAATCGGATGGTATGACCGTAGTTCTCAATGGTTATGTCCTCGCTGCCATCAAAGGCAGAAAGCGTGCGGAAATAGTTGCGATGGATAAGCGTCTTGCAGGGGGTACCACTACGGAAAAAGTCGCTGCCTCCCTTTGCTGGGTCATTACTATGTCTCACCTTAACAAGAGTATGACCGTTGGTGCCAACAAACACTATTTCGGAACGGTCTTCGGCTACGTCGATACACAGACTTGAGAGTATAGGGCGAAGCTCATTGGGGAAGACAAACTTATCGGTGGTGTCTACAACGGAGCGGAACAGCGACATGGGCAGCGTGACTATTGTAGACTGCTCGGCTTTCGGCTGCACCATCTGTGGAAAATCATCTCCAGGAAAGAAATACATCTGCGCCTTGCCAGGCTTCACCTTATCCTCACGGCTGGTGCAATATTCTACGGTAAATGACTGACCATTATCGGGTATATCGAATGTGACCACGCAATCGGGCAGAGTGCTTAACAGCGCACTAAGCATCTTGATGGGCAGTACAATATCCCGGTCGAACTTGCCGCTACAAATGGTGAGCGGTGCTGGAATGGTAAGCTGCGCCTCGGTGGTTGACGAAGTTAGGAAGAACTGCTCCCCCTTGCGTGTCAACAACACATTATCGAGAATAACTATGGTGTTCTTGGAGCCGATACACTTTGCCGACTTGCTAAGGGCTGCGTGTAGGGCCTTGGATGATTGGGTTTGAAGTTTCATAATTATTATTTGTTATTTATTAGTTTTTAGTTGTTGAGTTTTGGATTATTGAATGGTGAAACGTCAAATCAAAAATGAACAATTCAAAATTCAAAACCCAAAACTCCTAATTCTTAAAACGGCAGGTCGTCTTCGTTGACATCGGTATAGCCAGCGAGAGGATCGGTATTCTCTGCAGGGGCTACATATCCAGTGGCTGCTCCTGCTACGCCTACATTCGATGTGGCGTATGGTGAAGGCTGCTGTGTGGTCTGCGGTTGATAGAGCATAGCCAGACGCTTGTTCATGCGCTGACGGATAGCCTTAAAAAGGTGGGTGTTCTCGTCGGTAAAGTCTTGATTGACAATCTCGGGGTCACGTCCCTTGTTGGATTCCTTTACCTGTTCAACGAGCTTCGGGAATTTCAGTGCGACTGCCTTGATATAGTCAACCGAATAAGACATCTGCATTTCGTGCGTGGGTACTGTCACGTTGCTGTCGCCTCGCTCCAAAGCCGCCTGGCGCACCTTCGCCTTGTACTGCTCGTTGAGTGGCCAGATGTTCACACGCATCTTTGCTAATGTGCGAGTAGGATCTTTAGGAGCCTGCTCTACTTTGATTTCGTTCAAGTCTGCCGGTATGCAGACATACACTCGTTCTGGGTTATTCGTGTCGATACCCTTGAACACCTGCGCTCCGTTTAAGGAAAGCAGGTCGATGTTGCCGTTGTAACTTGCCATCTTGTTTGTTGTTTTTTGATTGTTAATTTAATTATTACTTTCTGTCTAATAGAGTCTCGCTCTACTGTCGCTCATATCGTCCATCGTGCGCACCTTATACCATTTCTTTACTCGGTTCTTAGGTGCATACACCTTGCTCAGGCTGATAAACTTGTCACAAGCAAGGTGCAGCGGACTGATGCTTCCGCCGAACAGCGATGAGCTCTCTTCTCTACAGCTGCTTTTTATGTGGTCGAAGGAAATGCAACTTTTGCATTGTGGGGGGGTAAATGTTCGCATTATGTTTATGAAAATCAACTACAAAAGTTGGTAATATATCTTTCTCCAAGACATCAATATCAATGTCATCGCGAGAATAACTGCTAATGCAATACTCATCAAAGTATTTGGTAGGCGTAGACTTTATAGGATAATCATAAATGGTCTTTCCCTCTGCGTCTATCTTGTCGTAGTCGATATAGCGACCCTGGCAAGAAGTAAACTTTCCAATGTCCTTCGGCTCGAACACCATAAGGATGTCAGTACTTACGATTCCACGCAACCGGCGTAAGGCTTTCTTTGCCTGTTCCTCGTCGCCAATGCCGAAGCAAAAGCCTTTTGCTGTACTTGCAGGACCGCACTTTACGCTGTGGTCGGTACTGTTTACTAACGTCTCACCTTTAAGAAGTTTATAGCACTCGGCGATTGACATAAAACGATATAATTTCATACTCTATATTTTTAAATGTTATACATATTTCTATAAAAACACCGACAAAAATTTTTCTGCTCATTAGAACGGCAAGTCTTCATCTTTTATATCCGAAACACTTGCCATTGTGTTATTCGTTGCCGCAGGTGCCGCCATTCGCCTACCCTGTTTGCGTGTCTTGTTGTTCTCCCAGCGTTCTTTCTCTTCATCGGTGAGCTGTACAATATTGCCGTCATCGTCTCGGAATGGCAGCGGGTCAGGCTGCTCGGAATATTGCTTAGCTATGCGTTTGAGCTCTCGGTAATCCTTCGGCATTGCGTCCTTGCCAGGACGGAAGAAGAAGAACACATGCTTGGAGGTTTGCAGATAGCGGATGAACTTCGGCTCAATGGTGTTGTCATTCTCCCATTCACGACCAGTAAAGTATTCCTGCGTTACCCACGCCTGGAGCTTGAAGCATTTCCGCTGCTTGTCGCTCTCATTCTCGAAGAGATGCTTCGGGTTGCATGTTATCGACATATTATCGCAATAGTCGTATATCTTCTTCTTGAATGTAGCTCGACTATACTCCTTGCTCTTACCCTCGGAAGCGTCAGCCCAATCGCGCATAAACTCATTGAACATATCATCCGTGCATATCGGCACACCATACACCTCATTGCGAGAGAAGAACCACTCGAAGTAGCGCACGATGCTCTCGGTGAGCTTCTGTACCATCTGACGGCGACGCACATTGCCTTGAGGTGCAATGGCAAAAGTGTGATAGCGCATCAGGAACTGCACTGCTAAGGCGCAGATATAAATGGCTTGGTTGCGGTCGGTGTCGGTGAGCTTCTCCGGGGTTGGGTCGAAGTTTTTCATCAGTTCCGACGGTGATCGTTCCGGCTGGTGTTTTTGCTGATTCTCTCGCGCAAAGCGGTCAGAGAAACTAACCAAAGGAAAACGGCCGATTGTCGAGGGGTCGTCGTCACTCAAAGGGCTATTGCTCGTGATAACGTGAATGGGCGAGTCGTCCATCTTCAGACCTACAGGGTCGCCAAACTTCTTCTCTACCTTTGTGCCTTGAGTAACCTTGTTGTAGAAGTACTTCATAGGGAAACTCTTCTGTTTGTCCTCCCAATGCACCACACGATACTTGCCTGGATATAGAAGCAAATCGGTGAGGGCAAATTTAGCATCGGTGACTATCATGAAATCCTTCATGTCCACTGGCAGCACGTTTACAGCCGAGCCTACCACTGTGTTCACTAACACCGATTTACCCGAGCCACCTGCCGCCTGTTTCTCGTCGGGAATATTGTCTTCCAAAAGATAGGGAGCAATGTTCTTCATCCCTTCCCATGAACGGAAGCACAAACGTCCGATGCACGAAAGCATATTGGCGAAATGTGCGTTCATTACGGCTTTTTCGTCCTCGGAGAGTTGTTCTTTGTTGCGCTGTGCGTCTTTTTCTCGTTCCCAGAGGGTATTTGAGAATCCGCGCACGATACGCAGGATAGGCCAAAGATCTTTTTCTTGCTGTCCTTGCCAGTTGACATCCCAACGATATGTCTGCGCCCATTCCATAAGGTCGCCACGCATTTGTTTTATCTCGTCGTAGGTGTACACAGGCGACCCGTCCTGGTTCTGCATCTTCTCCTTCTTGTCTATCGCTTCCAGTCGGTCGCGGTATTCCTGTCTCTCAGTGATGGTGAACGGTATCTTGAACACCCGCATCGTGAAGTCATACGGCTTCTTGGCAAGCGATGGAATGAAAAAGTTGATGTCATCGTAAGACACCGTGTGGATGCTCTCGGGCGTTATCTTCAATGCCACATTGTTGAAGTAAAAATACTCCGTCTTTGCATCGAAGGCGTCGGCAAAGTTAATCACCATACTCTGCAAACCTCCGGCAGACTTCTCCGTGAAGGTCTTGTCCACCATATTGGCACAGTCGGACATCAAACGTCGCTCGTTGTCGCTATGGCGCCATGCCTGTTCTATATATTCCAAAAGTATTGTCTTTGCTGCCTGGATGATACTCTTAGCATCGATATACTCCACAAAACATTTGTTCAGGTGGATATACTGCCCCACGAGGTCGGTGCTCTCTGGGTCTATCATGCGGTAATATCCGTGAGCGGTCATAAAAAGCCACAATCGCGTAGGCGATACCTTGCAGGTAGGTGGCTTTGGTTTTCCACTTCGAGGGTCACGCGGATATTCTATCTCGAAAGGTTCCGTATTCCTGGCTCCACGCAATCGGGAGTAGAGTGGAAGGCGAAGGTCATGGTCGAACTGGAAGTTTTCTTCTGCGTTCATGGTGTATGTCAGCAGATAGTCGCGCACACTTCGGGGAGAGCAGCCATATAGCCATTGCCAGCGTCGGCAATAACGTGAGCGGAAACCTTCGGGCAGCATTGCATAGTACAATGAGCTGAACTTGGCGCATATAGCTCCACAGTCGCGCTGTGATGCAATATCGTTGGGGTATAGGATGATGACGTGCTCGGCAAAGCGGTTCATCTTCTGGTATTGCACGGCACTGAAATCAAGATTCTCCCGTTTCCACTCGCCACGCTCGATATACCAGAAGTTTCTGCGACCAATAGAAAACGCCACATGATACCAACAGAAGTTTTGGAAATGCTGGTCTTCCGTCTTGTCAAGACGCAGGGAACGCATGGCATAATACACGCTCAATGCGTCTTCGGGTGTACGGCAAAAAACGATGTTGCGGGCTTTTATCTCGGCGGTGGGAATTTTTGCGTCCACTCTTTTGAACGTACCTCTCGGTTCTCCGTCCTTGGTCTCATTCTCCTCCCATACCTCCTTAGTCTCGGTATATTTCTCTTCGGGGTCGTACTTGGCGATGGCAGCATGTACGGCTGTATTGTCGCTTTTACGCTGATCCATTGCATATACAAATACGTTGTCACCCATCAACCACTTGCTCACCTTCCTCACGCTGTGCTCCTCGGCTGTAGAGAACACTATCGGTTCACTCCCTGCCATCGCCGGACGGAAGAAGCAGCCGTAGGAGTTTTGCGGTCCAATCTCTTGCGAGGCGAAGCATACGAAAAGAGGATTCCAGGGTGTGCCGTGGATAATCTCACTCACATGCTGACCGTCGCGTATCACGTCGGGCAGCGTCACACTCAGCAACGAATAGATGCGGAAGTCCTTATTCAGCAAGTCTGGTGTGAAGGTCTTGCCAAAGCCGAAGCGTGGCAATCCTTTGTCAAGCGTCACCTCACAACCTAAAGCCGCCAACTCTTGGGGCGAGAAATCGGTCTTCGGCATGAACGAAAACGTCTCAATGGTCTGTTGCGCAATGGTGCGGTAGTCCATCTTAGCAAACACTTCGGGAAAGGCTGACTTCACCTCTTCGCTGTCGCCATACACATTCTTGACAAGTCGTTGGCAGATACGTTGCAAACTCGCCCCGTGCATAGGAAGATTCATTATTGCCGCACATAGTTCTATCGCTCCGTAACCGGTCTTTCCCGTCTTGGTGCATTTCCATTTTACAGCACCCTGCTCAGCCTGACGGTTATCGGCTCCAACGCCCGAATACAGACCACCTCGCTCATTTTCATAGATAATGAAGTGGGGTGTCTGCTTGACATCGGCATCCTGCCACCTCTTGCAGATAGGGCAGAAACACGCTGTCTGGCCTTCGATGCGCTGCTCCGTGGCAGACTTCATTAGAAGGTGCAGGTCGATGTTCGCAAGGCGGTTTATGATAGGATGAAAGAACATAGTGTCTATTTATGATTAAAAGAAAGAACAGCCGACGATGCACCTAACTTCTTTCAGTCTTGCCCAGTCTCCGAGGTCCTCAGTTCCTTATTACTGGCGAGGCTTACTTATAGGAAGGCGTTACCGCTACCTCCATCGTCGTGCTGTCCTTTATTCTTTTTGTTTTTTACATTTGTTATTTATAAGTTCAGAAACGTCTCCGTGCGGAAGTGCCGGATGGTGCAGTTAGCCAAGTTCTTCATGCAGTTAATCAGCATCAGCACGAACTCCTTGAACGAAATAAAGCTCTCGTTAAGACCGATTATCTCCACAGCCACACGCCAATAACATTTGCCGTTTTTCACTCGGCAGGAATGCTCGTTTAGTACTATTATATTCCCCACATTACCATGCATCATCGTAAACAATTTCTGGCACACGTCCCTCACTAAGGCAAATGGAGCATGGAAAAGCAAAACACGAGAGTCGCCCTCATCGTCACGCAACACCTCGGTATAGGCTATTCGGTGCAGATTCTTCCGATGCGTAGGCATTATTGTTCCAAATATTTCAGATGATTCAGTTGCTTCATCATCTGCCAGGTTGAATAGATGCTGCGCTTACAGTCGAACACAGGGTCATGCTCTGCACCTCTCTCCACGTTCTTATAATCCTCCACAATGTCGTATGCCATTTTAGGACTATAAGGCACGCCGCGTGCATTGCATAACAGTTGAGCAGCCTCATAAACAAATGTGCGGTGGTCACGGAAGTAGGTGTAATGTACGAGGACGTTTATGTCCAACTGATACTTATAACATATATTCCGCAAGATGGCGATGTCGAAATCTGAACCTTGCGACCAAAGGCATACATCCTTGTCGTGCAATGTGTCCTTGATTTCTTTAATCCATTCAAAAAGGTTGCGCACGATAGTCTGAATGGGTGAACACAGTGTAGCATCGTCATCACTTTCGAGAACGGAAGCTCTGGCTTCTTCGCTCTCATGTTGCCACCAATCAGCAGTCTGCTTGTCGAAAGTAAAACCATCCACAAACATTCCTCGCAAATCAACGTGAGCAGAGAACGTAGGATATTTAACAGCTTCGCTGCCACTATAGATATAGAAAGGTGATTTTTCTCCGTCACGCTTCCATAATACAGCTCCGACACTCATCACAGCAGCTGTAGGGGCGAGCGCACAGGTCTCTAAATCTAATGTAATATCTATCATTTTTTATTTATTATGTTTTAGGTTGAACTGATTAAGATAATTTTTAATGCCGTTAGCCTCCCAGGCTTTCCAGTTGTCAGTAGTAAAACGCTTGATAACCGTGCCGGTGCTCATGCCACGTTCGTTCATAAAGTCGAAGAACTTTTTGCAAAGTCCCGTGTTGGCACGTTTCAGGCATTCGTAGAAAACGCCTGCCTTGTCGCTCTTGGACAAGATGTATAGATAACCCTTGTCACCCTTAAGATTTCCCTGCGCTTCGTCTCCAGCATACTGCAAAAATAGCTCAGCTATTTCTGGCATAGCTAAGAATTGTTTTTTACATTCATTAATGCCGACTATTTCCCATGCGGAAAAGCCGTTTTTAAAGAAACGCAGATAAAAAGTGGCGGCAGAGAAACCTTTTGCCTGCATAAAATCAGACAACGACTTCTTTTCTTCCACCGAAATATCTTTAGCGTCTAAAGATTGAAAAGGTGTGGTTATTTTCTCAATATTTTCCTTTGTCATTTTTCAGTTATTCACTATATTTGTTGCAAATTTAGGAATTAAAATATAAATAACAATAGCCCACCTCCTTTTGTTTTTCAATATTTACGTTATTTAACAGTTAAAGTATCATTTTTAATAATTCAGTTATGAAGTACCAATACAATTACTCTTTTCTCAGCCGTTGGATGAAAGCCAACGGCAGGATAAACATCAACACTATCCTGCAAGCTATAGGGTCGACGTCAAACAATAGTCTGCGCTTATGGGAGCAAGGCAGATGCCCGATGCCGGTATCAAACATTCTGCGCTTCTGCAACACCTTCCAAGTGCCTATTTCAGCTTTCTTTTATGACAAGGACAACGACCCCACAAAAGCTGCAATGTACGTGCAACCGAACGAAGGAGATATATTCTCACCTGATGGCGGCTATGTTACGGAACGCAAGGCGGGAAGTCGTGCGCTTCTTGACCCACTGGATGTTTCGCTGATTCCGTCTGTTGTGCCAGGACTTGTTGATTCAGATGAAGCAAAGCTCACAAATACGGAAACCGTCTCCTCTATCTGCATCCAGGCGCCAGACACAGAGCGAAGGAATATGATAGTAGTAGGCAATGTTAGCGACCAGAACATGAAAGCCTTGCTCAAACTCGAAGCGAAACGCATGGAGGCAGACGACCGTCACAGCGAGGAGCGCATACGTCTGCTCGAAATAATTGCCGAGCAACAGAAACAAATAGCTAATCTTACTCGTATTCTCGACGAAGCGAAACGCTACAATAACATGAACATGAACGATGGCTACGTGGTCGCCGACCATCCAGCACACGACTGACATATAGAACAGCGACCGTCTATCCTCACGGACGGGCGGTCGCAAAAACGAAATTAAAACCTAAAACTAACTTAATTATTAACCATATATTATCCTACTAAAACACTTATTATTTACATCTGTTCATTTGTCGCTGCCATCTTGCGACGATAAAACTCTTTTTCCTCTATCTTCGTTAGCGTCAAATCGGCACTTACATACGGCACGTCAGCGTACCAGTGGCCTTGATGCAAGAACACAATCGGAGTGCTGCTGCCGAAGGTCATCGGCAAAGGTAGATTGTCTTTCGTGCGATTCGGCTGAAGGTTAAGTATGCCGAACAGCTCTGCCTCGCTCACGATGGGCAGGGCGTTCATTTCCTTCTCCATGTCGGTGCCTTCGATGGGGAAAAAGAAAACTCGTCCGTCGGGCGACATCTCTTTATCCCATCCGTCGCGTGCGGAGGTGTCGGCAAACTCGACGGCTTCCACTCCACCTGCCATGCCTTCGGGCGACTCGTAATAAACGCTCGCACCTTGTCGTTCTACCCATTCACAAGCCTTTTCTTCGGCTTCCTGACAGCGACGCATGAACACCTGAATTTCTCGACCGACATTAGAGGTAGCCGAGATTTTGTAATAATAATGAGGTTTCTTCATATCTATACTTTTTAATTGTTAATTATTAATTTAAATCTGAATGATTCAAAATGCGCAAAACTCACCTTAGCGCAGCGTAGATAACCGGCTCTCCACATTCATCGTCCTTCATCTTGAAGCCTCTCGCTGCCAGTTCCTGAAGGTATAAAGCCAACGGATCGCCCAGCGGACATACCACTGCCTTGAAGTATGTGCGAAGCTGATAGTCGGTGAACATATCGCAGTCCTCGCGCCAATGGTCGAGTGATTTATACTTCTCGCAGAAGGCCTCTATCTTGGCAGGGATAACGAAGTCTTGCAAGGTTACTTCCGGCTGCTCGGTGTTTTCTATTATGTCTTGTCTCTTTCTGCCCATAACATTTTATTTTTTATCTTTCTTATTATAAAGCCATGTGCAAAAAATCATAGCAAATATAATAGCTACATCCAGAGCAATCCGCCATGATTCTGACGTAGGTATAATGTTCTTTGTGTCCTTTTCGTTCACCACATTCGTGCTGTCTTTCTTCGCCCAGTGGGTGCCAGCGTCAAGTCTACTGCTCAACACCAGGCTGTCTATTGTATGCTGCATCCGCGAGCATCTCTTCCTGATGCTTCAGTCTTGCCTCGTATGTGGCATTGCGCTCATAGTCGCCTTTACGGTGAATGGTTCGTTCGGTGGTGGTAGTCATATTGCCTTGGGCATCCGTCTGCTCGGTCACTCGCTCGGTGATAGTTTCCTCATTGCTGCCCTTGTCGGTCATGGTGCCAGTGGTGAACTGCTCGGTAGTGGAAATACTAACAGTACTGTCCGTAGAAGTCTCTGATTTCACCACGCTGTCCTTAACGCTGGCAAAGACACTATCACGCCGTTGCTCACTACTCCCCTGCTCCACCTTCCGTGAGGCAGCGCAGCTCATAAACGTAATTACAGCCAGAAGCAATAACATAACTGATTTTGTTTTTCCCATATATATGTCTTGTTGATTACGCCTACAAAGTTAGAAAAAGTCGCTGACATCAACAGGACACACTAAAACACCGCCTACCCTATGGGAATTGGTAAGCGGTGTGAAAATTTATTTATCTGATAAGGAGTAGTCCCAATTTACAATCTTGCCAAACACCTTAGCAGAGCAATTCTTTACATGCTTTATAACATCATTGGTTAAGCAGCTCTCTACCTTCTCGCATTGCGCTCGGCTCGCCTTCATGAGTATTGTCTTTCCGTCGTAGGAAACAAACTCTACCTTATGTAGTTGCTCTCCTATCTCGCCATCAAGCATAGATACGAGCTGTCGCCACTCCTTTTCGCCAGGTTTAGGTTTCAACTCCTCGGCATCAGCAAAGAGGGTTAGCTGTTGTTCTGATTGTCTTTGTTGCACCGCTTGTTGCATTTGCCCGATATTGTCATATATTGTAAACTCTATAAATGCCGGATTGCCTATCTTGCGTTTGCCGTTGTAGATAGGTTCATACGACACGCACACATCGAGCTGCCCCATCTGCTTCAGTCGGTTAATGTCAGCAATACTATTATCAAGCACGTTTTTCTTAAACTGCGAGAACTTCGGGTATGCCTCCTTAACCAGTTCCGTTCCACTGAACTCAAGCATGCCCAGATACTTCTTTATCTTGCTGACTGTAAGCCGGATTTTGCGCTCTTTCCAGTTGTTTCCACTTGCGTCGCGTAAGATATAATACATCATCGGCATACGCGCCACCTCGCCAATCAGTGCGATATTATCAGGGTGTGACACATAGCCTTCGGTCATATTAAACGCATAGTCCAACACGTAAAGATGCTTTTCGGGGTCTATCACTTGTGGGTTAAGCCCAAACACGACGCCCGTATTCTTGATAGACGTTTCGCCACTCAGAAACACATTATACATGTGCATACCCCATGTACCATCCTCGTTCTTCTTTGGGCCTTCTACCTTCACGTCCAACACCTCTTTCATCGCCTGCTTCACGGCAAAGAAGTTGTTTTCTGGAACACCTAATTCAGCATAGGATATATATATCTGAGTAACACCCGAATTTTTTACAGCCTCAGAAAACAGAGCTTTTGGCACCTTGCGTGATTTAGCCAAGTCGGAACCAAAAAACTCTTTTATGAATGGCTGCAACTGCTCGCTGACCTTCACCAATACCGATTGCTGCAACAACGATAGGTTCTTGCTCAACCTGGTGAAGGCAAACGGCGTGTTTATCCATTTTTGCGGTAAATACTTTTCGTTTTCCATATCGTTTCCTTCCTTTTCGGGTAAAAAGTTACTAAATCTTTTTACCTATTTACTATTTACTTTCACCTATTTACTAAATCCTTTTACCTGCCACATTCATAAAACGTTGGAAAACAGTGTTTTCTTCAAACGCCTATAATATAAACAATAAAAAATATATTTTTCCTTTATATCTATATTATAATAGTAGGGTAAAAACTTTTAGTAGACAGGTAAAAAGATTTAGTAAGATTTTACCTGCTCGCCTACCCTCGGGTAAAGTGATTTAGTACTCACATTTAAGGTAAAAAGATTTAGTAAGATTTTACCTGCTTATTTTACCATTAGATAAAATAATACTAAGCTCTTTTACCTTACACGTTATAAATCCTCGTTGTTGATTACCTCACTCTTCTGGAAGTTATCCATATCAGTGTACATCAAGTAAATGGAACAACCCCTATTTGTATAGGATTCTGATACTTTCAAGGTTTGAAGAATGAAACCTATTCTCTCCGTCCCAGTTTTACCAAGAATGTTGAAAGCCAATCCATTAGCATCGCCATCGTTATCTTTACTTACGTCACGTGTCGCAGTAGGGTATTTATTCTGCAACTGGTTCGCAATGTTCACGAAAGGCATGTGCGTAGATTCAACGTCCCTATAAAGCAGTTCTACTGCCACGCTATACACTATTTTACTTTTGGTATTATAAAAAACCATAAATGTAGCATTCTCTCCCATGAACGTACCATTAAAGATTCTGCCACCAGGTCCCGCAGCTTTCGATCTCTCATCATCGTATGTAACACCATTTGTCTTCAGCTTCAAGGTAAAGTTATCAATCGATCCATTCAAGGGTATTCCCATGAACTTCATGTGCTCCTGAGCGCTTATAGACAAACACACACAAAGAGCAAAAAATATTGATATAATCTTTTTCATAATAGGTTATTTTGTTTTACTTATTCCGCTCCACAAACTCATGTATCGCTTGCAGGGCAAGGTCTTTCAATGTTCTACGAGTCATTATCTTCATCTGTATCAGCGCCATATAATCGTCGATGGGCACATCAACGACTATGCCGTTTGTGGCTTTCGCTACAGGCTGAGCAACGGAAGTAGTCGTGCTCGTCATAGGCTTGTCCTCGCCTGACACAGGTACTTGCTCCATATTCTCCTCCTTGTTTTTTTCTCTGTTTTCCTTGCGCTGCAGACTACCGGATTCCAATATGCGCTCGTTCTCCTCGATAGCGTCAGACTCCTCAAGACTGAAGCGCTTAGTCTTCTTCGTCATTTCTCTTGCCATACCCTATATTTTTATGCGTTAAAACTATTGATTATCTCTTTCGTAAACCTTTCGTAGTCCTGCCCTACCCTACAGTATCTGGCATACTCGAAAATGTCCTTGCGCATCGCTTGGGCTTCCACCATCTTAGTGTCACGGCGGGTATATGCGTCGAACATATAGTCTTGGTACTTCCCTCCCAGGTATGCCTTAAACTCCTTGGTGGCATTGGTCTGGTCATTGCTCATGACCATCAGCAAGCCGCGGATGTCAAGCTCCGGATTCAGATCTTCGCGTGTTTCCTCGATGGCATTGATAATCTCGGCAATACCTTTTGTCGCCAGCACTTCGAGTTGCACCGGCAATACTACGCTTGTGGCCGCTGTCAGGGCGTTGTACGTAAGCAACGACATTGCAGGGGGACAGTCTATCAGCACGTAGTCGAAGGCTTCCGTAACGGTCGTTACGCCTTCATCTGCCAGTTCCGTACCGCTCAACTCGTTCAGTGGTTTTGCGAGCAACTTATAAAGTGCCTTGCGAGGCATTGCTCTCTGATTCAAGAATGGTTCGATGGATATAAGTTGTGAAGCTGCCGGAGCAAGGTAAATGCCATCGCGTACCTGATAGACGGGCAGATTGCTCTGCTGTACCAATGCGTCGTAGACGGTAGGCTTGCCGACGTTCTGAGTCTCGCTCCATCCGTAGAGGAACGATGCACATGCCTGCGGGTCAATGTCGATGATAAGCACACGAGGCAAACGCTTGTGTCCGTCGGCATCCGTGCCAAATTTTCCCTTACCAAAAAGGCGCAAACCTGCTGCCAAGCTCTGTACTGTTGTTGTCTTACCTACTCCACCTTTGTGATTAACAAAGGCGAGCACTTCTCTGAGTCTTTCCATATTCTTTTAAGTTTTAAAATGTTACTACTTACGTTTATATATACGTATCAACGTATCTACTTACCAATGTACCTGCATACGAACGTGTGTTAGTACGAAAATACTAAAGTGCGTCAATACTTTTGCATTCTGTTGCAAATTTAAGAATTATAATTCATTCCGCCAAATGTTTTTCTGCAAAATTGATATTTATTTACGTATTTACATATCTACCTACTTATCTACATATATAGATAAATAAGTAGTTATGTAAGTAGATAAATAAGTAAATAGATATATAAGTATGTAAGTTCAAACGTATCTACTAAAGTATAGAAATACAAAAGTACGGAAATATTAACGTATAAAAATATCAACGTACAAATCTACGCATTTTGCGTATTCTGCGGTTATTTGCTGAAGGCACCGCAAAGAAGCGGTAGCAAGAATACTCCTGCACCAAGCAGTGAGAAAAGCAATACACATACGGCTGCAATCAGTATTACTGCCAACGCATAGGTCAAAATTTTCTGAGCGCTGAAAGGAGAGCTTACCGGCATTAACAACATGGTGCCATCATTGTTTGCTCGCAGCGTCGGCTCACCTACCTGCGGATGGTTACGTTGGCGCTTCGGCTTCGACTGGGGGATAGGTTTCGGCTCTACTTTCGGCTCCTGGCTCTGATTAATATCCTGCTCTATAACGTGAGGCTTTGGCTGATGAACAATTCCCAATTCGTCTATAACAAGAAGTTCCTCGTCAATAACAATAGGTTCGTCCTCAATGATAGGTTCATCCTCTACTTTACCATCCACGCACGTGATAACATCGCCATGCAGACTAACCTCTATCTTGCAACCTGCCACAAGACCCTTCTGGTTGAAGGTTTTCTCGCTTCCGCAGTTGGCATGGGCAAAACGGTGTCCGTTCATTTCCACCTCGTCAAAGTCGGCAACATACGTAACCTTGCCAGTCTTCTCGCCTATAGTGGTATGATGACCGCGATATGTGGTTACTGCCTTGAATACGGGGCGGAACTTGAAAGCGCAGTTATACTTTGCGTCATGGTCGGTCTGTCCGATGCGGCCGTAATAGTCGTAGTTGTCGAACTTAAATACAAGTCCGTCGGTAGGGTAAAGCAGCGACTCACGCTCCACCTCGGCAGAGCACACGATGCTCTCGATGTCCTGCTCAAGCTCGGCATCCGTCTTTTCAAGATCGAGAGCCGACACAAAGCCCGAAGTTTTGAAGCCGTTACATTCCAAGGCTCGCATCGCCGGCATGTGTCTTGTCACGCCATCCATAATAAGGCGGAACGGATGAAACTCCAGGCGCTTGCACTCGTCCTTTACAGCCACTTTCTTGGCCATGATGCCGTTACTCGTAGAACGGGGCGATTTTCCAGCCTTGCTATAACGGGCAAACTCTTCACGCGATATAATCACCTCACCTCTCACCTCTACTCTGTCGTGTTGGCTCCATGTGTCCACTTGGGCGGGCACGCCCTGAACGTGCTTGATATGGTCCAGACAATCGTTGCCAAACAAGTCCTTGCCGTGACCGTAGGTAGCTTCGGTGAGAACTCCTTGGCGATACACCAAACTTACAGTCTCGCCATCAAATTTCCACTCTACCGACACCTCCGCGCCCTTGCTGTCTATGTCGGCGACTCTCTGCTGTGCTCTCAGATACTTCACCACAGACTTGGCATCATGCACCTTCTTCATTGACAGGCAAGCCGAGCGACGTGCAACAGTACGCCTTCCGTTGCCGTTCTCGCTATAACACTGCTGAGTAGGAGAGTCCGGCAACACCTCGTCCTTATGCTTCTCTTCATACTCCTGCAAAGCGAAGTACATAGCGTCGTATTCCTCGTCGCTGATTATTGGAGCATTGAGCGCGAAATATCTATGATCGTGCATCTTAACTACGTCCACCAACGCACGGTAATCCTCAAAGTTCTCAATTTTTCTCATATTCTATAAAGTATCTAAAATGTTATTCTCGTCCATGTTAATCCTCGTCCTCGTCCGGAGTGGAATCCTCGTTGTCGTGCCAAAAATGTGAGTACAGCACCATATCGATGGCTGTTATCAGATTGTCATCAGGATAACACTCCTCGTCAAGCCCGAAATACATATCAATCTCCTTGCCCGACTTGAAGCCAACTGTCACAATGTCCGCGTTGTCGTCCGATTCCTCATGACGGTGGTAATAGGCCACCTCACGAGCATCAAATGTAATTACATGACCTTCAAGTGCTTCATTGTCTTCTGCTATTCTCGCATGTATAAAAGGATAAACTTTCTTAGTTACCATAATACTGTGTTTTTATTGTTATTGTTATTCATTTTCCCGCTGCACCGCCATAATGGTGCGCATGATATCTGTTATATACTTCCCGCCGCCGTGCTGAATTATCCATTCATGCACATCGTCGGCTACGACATATCGCCGTGTCTTGCCTTCCATAGCAGGGCGACCCGCTCTTGTATTTTCCGTCTTGATAATTTCCATATTTCCTTCGTTTTATCCCTCGTCTATAATATCGTCTTCCTCACACTCGTCTTGCATCTTCAGTTTGTTGGGCAACAATGCCGGCCACCAGGTCACATCCATCGCCCATTGAAACATGTCTATATCTTCCGTGCGATAATTCCAGAAGACGTGCAAAATCTTGAACACCTCCCAGGCCTCTGCGTCCGTCAACTCCGACAATACGCCCTTCAGATTCTCCTCCTCGGCTTTCGTCAGGTCTACACTCTTCTCGAACTCTGCCCAATCGCATACCTCGGCGTACAACATACAAGCCGCGTGTTCTGCGTCCATGTCCGACAACAGAAGGCTGTTGGTTGCTGCTGCCAGGGCCAGCCAATATTTTTCGTTGCTTAGTTTCCAGATAGCCGAGCGTCGAGTCTTCCAGTCGCTGAGAGCCACCTCCACATGGTTCTCAGCCATCCAGTCGCCTATCTCGCGCATGATACGTGCCATTCTCGGAGTGTCGCCAGAAGTGAACTCAGCAATCAGCTTTACCTCCTGGCTCTCATTAAACAATCCCTCGCGGAAGTCAATCGCGATGCCGTTCTCGTTGTCCGTCACTGTCCACATCAGATCCTTGCCCGATGCCAACACAAATCTTTCATTTGCCATAATCCTTCATTTTTACTTTTTATTTTTCAATCATTCTCAGTTCCGCGCCCAGTGCTCCTGCAATCTTGTTGAGCACGTCGATGTTCACGGCATACTTGCCGGCTTCCACGCTGCGGACGTTTGAAGTGGTGATGCCCACAATCTGTGCGAGCTGCTCCTGCTCCCAGCCCTGGGCGGTGCGCAACCTGCGGATGTTCTCGCCCATGACCTTACGCTTATCGTAAATTATTTGGTCTTTTTCCATGTTGTCTATATTTTTTTGTGATAAGACCCAGCCTCAAACACTTCACGTTCTATAACGTGATAGTATTGTGTTTCGTCCTCTGGCTCATAGCCGAGCAGGTCGAAGCAATCGCCAGGCTCGTTAGGCTCTGCCTTGATATACTGTCGTATGCTATACCATGACGAGTCGTTAACATTGTCGAGCAACATCTGACGTGTAGCCACGATGTTACCACCACCGAGGAAGTATTGCGCCTTCATGTTTTTAAAAACGAACTCGGCTGCAAGTTCTTTTGTTACAAACATATAACGCCTGCCGTTCTTGACAGAGTAATTCGCGGCTGCCAAATCATGAGTGTTTATTTCTACTTCATAAATTTTCATCTCGTTTCGCTTTACTGTTAGTTAATATGTTAGTCAATACACTGGTCGTAGATGGCTCTCTCTAAGGGCCAATCCTCCTTGGGGTACTCGCCCCAACCTGCGCCCGTGTTTCCGTTGACACACCAGAGGTCGCCTTCCTCCTTAACCGTCGCCACATGATACATGTTGACCCCGGTAAAATTCGCGTCCTGGTCGTGGTCATAGCACACGTCGAATGTGCCATCTTCGTTGTCACGATAAACATAACCTGTGTTATTCAACTCGTCAAAAATAGTATTCTTCATAATGATTCCGCTTCACCGTGATGCGGTAGGACTGGTGGGTCAATAATCAACCAACATCGTAATTAATCAATCAGGCCGATGGCGTAGCTATGCGCGTCGTAACAATACGACATGGTGCGCGCCTTGATTGTGGCGTAATATTCGCCGCAACGATCAATAACGAGCTCGTCATCTTCGGCATCCTCAATCTCGTCCTTTATCTTTTCCATCTTGTCAAGGAAACAACGCAGGTCGTCGAAATCCTCGAACTCAGACACCATAGGCTGCACCTCGTTCAAATAGAAGTCCTCCAAGTCCTCCTTGGTGTAGCCTCGGTAATCGTCGCCAAAGTCCTCAGCCGAACGAAGGAAAGCCTCCCACATCTGGCACCCGGTGCGATACCAGAGATTCCATCCGTCGTGCTTTTTGAAAGCCTCGATGCTCAGGCCATTCTCCTTCGCCAGCTCCTCGGCCTGCTCGAACGTGTCGAAGCCAATAATGGCCTTCTGTAACGCCTCGGGATAACCTGTAATGCTCGATGTTGTTTCAATCACCTGCAATCCATTCTCGCTTGCGATCTCTACTAAATCTCTATTCATAGTCTAAATGCCGCTTATAGGTTGCCGCCCTGTTCTAATGGTTTATAATGTTTTTTTCTGTATCTGTTGCAAAGATAGTGGTGATTTTTGAAATCGCCAAATAAAAAGCCATTTTATTTGTAATAAAATGCGCTTTTATTGTTTTCCGCCTTTTCACTCCGAATTTTCCGTGTCCTATGTGTCCTCTGTAGCTTTTCTTACGCTGTCGCCCATCCAAGAGTTCGAAACTGGTGCCACGCCTTGCCGTGGTGGGCGTTGCGCTGCTGCTATCTCTCGCAGACCGCAGCAGCCGGAAAACAAAATACTTTATTGATTGTGATCTAATGCCAATTAATAACTACTGAACGTTCCCGCCTGTGGAGTCGAACCACAAAAAAGGACCATGCCGGGCGGGAGATGGGGGGTTAGGGGATATTTATTTAGCCTTGCAGCTCTCCACCGCCGTAATAACCCTTATCTTAACGTGATAGTTATCAGCCTGTCGTAAAGCTGCATCAGAAATAGCTTTATAGATAGCATTGTAGGCATGTATATTGTTATGAAATATTTCAATAGTAATCGTTTCTTTTTGTAATTTCATAATACTGTCGATTTTTACAGGGTCTATAATAGGGTTTACGGAAAAAGATATTCGCCTATTTTCACGGCGTAGCCGATGTTTGTCAGCTCTGTACGTCCGAAGGCTTGCTTGTCGCTATACCACGGGGTAAAAGTCAGAAATATGCTATCATCCTTCAGGGTGCAACCGAGTATATCACAACTGACGCGGTGTCCTTGCTGCAAGTGCTTTATATAGGCTGCCTTCGCCTCTCGCAGTGTTCTGTGACATTCGCCGCCGCATCTATACGGATCATAAACGTCAAACTTATAATAATCTATTCTTGCCATAAATCAACATGTTTTATAGATTCCATAATATACTATTCGTCAAAAAACTTTATTCGTGACAGTTCATTATCCACATGAATTGTGTACCCCTTATAATTGATGTTATAGCCAATGCAGCCATAGCTACAAAAAAGAGGCCCACAAATCATACTGGAGCCATACCAGGTGAACCCCCATGGATTTCGATTATATCCATTAAGCCAATTTTCGCAATCGCCTGAACGTTTTACAATAGCATTGATTAGACGCTTCAGTTCGTTAGGTATATCTTTCGGTACTCTCATAATTTTCTGTCGTTTTTTAAGAGTTCTATAATATTCGTTTCATACCACACCGCTGCCTGCGCCATCGTGTCCTTCAATGCCTCGATGAACTGCATGTAGTTGTTCTGAGTGATGGTGATATGCCGTTCCGGATGTTGTCCGTCATGGTCGCCGCTTGTCAAATGGATGATGCAGAATGTGCGGTCGGTGTCGTGATAGGCTACCATGCCTTGCTGCTTGAGAACTGCCACCGTACGGTCGAAGTCTGCCGGAGTGGTCGGTATCACCTGCAGCACGCTCCAGGGGTATTCCTGAGCCGTGAGTAGTGTTTGTCCTTCCTGCTCACTAAGCAGGAAGGAGTGAATTGTGCTTGATGTTTTCATACTGCAAAATTAAGCGAAAGTTGACGGATATTGACTTCTTGACGACGATTTTTTCTTCTGCTCGCCTTAATTCTCATAATGGCATCCAGACGTTGCTGTTCTGCCTCGATGTGCTGTTTCTCCTCGTCAGTCAACGGAGGTAGTACAAAAGACTCAAGGGCTTTTTTGAAGCGATACTCGCTTACCGACTCGTCGCCAATAAAGCAGTCCACACTTTGATAAGATCCGTGACGAAGGCGCACCTTGCCACCTTTCCACGTCAAATTGCCGATGGTGTAGCTCTTGTAATACCACAACAGACTGTGATAAGTCAAGCCCCACGTTTTAGCCCAATGCTCAGCTGCATTTGCGCTATTGTCGTAATAATTTCCTCTTCTTTGCGCCTCGCACTTAAAATCCTGCAAAGTCATAATCCTTAGTATTTTTAATGTTCTATAATAGGGGCACATCGCCCCCGTGATACCTTATTTCTGATTTTTCGCTAAAACCGTTCTCACGCTATAATAAGGCGTGTTGAACGGATATTTCACCTCGTTGACAATATACACCACCGTCGGCTCTGTCATGCGCAATGTGTCGCGACACTCCACACGTCCATACATTCCGTGTACCATAAAGTTCAAGGCGCACATCTTGCAGACAATAGGATCGCTGTCTTGTGCCACATATTCAAAGCGTCTTCCGGCTGCATGGTCCTGTTTGCTCTTCTCCATGTAATGAGCCAGGAGCAAGCGTCCGCTGCCTGCTGCGCAGTCGTTCACCTTGCCGTGGTCTTCGCCTCCCAGGACGCTTATCTGTGCCATGAGGTCTGAAACGCTCTGAGGCGTGAAGAACTGCCCCGTCTTTGATGCCTTGCCGCGGCTCAAAAACATTTCTTCATACAGAATACCGAACACGTCCAGCCACTCGCCACGCTCCATTGCTGTTGCCACATCGTCGAGCCACTGAAAAGTGAGTCCTGCAAAGTCAGGATTCTTCTTCGTGCAGCTCAAAATATGCTGGCTATATTCAGCGGTGCCAGCCTTAAAAGCGTCAATGCTAAAGAACTCTATAAGGTAGTCGCAGAAGTCTTTCAGGGCCATTTCCTGCGGTCTGCCGTGTTTGTCGGCCTGTTCGGTCAATACGTCGATATACTTCTTTTTATCCATGATTTTCTCAAAGTTTTATATGTTCTATAATAGGGAGCTGCCCTGCTGCCAGGCGCAGCTCCATGAATGATGATTAATAGCCATTCCAGAAGTAGGAGTGGTGGCTATACTGGCTTAATGCTTTCTCTTTTGCAAACTCGCGGATCTCGTAGTCGTAACCTTCCATCTCTTTCATAATAGCCTCTGCTTTTCGTGCCAGCCGTATATAGGCTGCATACTTCTTTTTTGATGCCTTGAGGTTCTCAATCTTCGCCAGACGGTTGTTTTTATAGTGTTCTATAACGGCAATAGCTTTTTCAGCCTCCAGTCGGTCGCCCGTGTTCCACTGCCAGTCGTTCGGATTCATATCTTTCTTCTTGCCGGTGTAGCGGTTGATGCCGTGGCTCCAGTCTGCCGAAATAGAAAAATTAAAATTATCCCAAACACCATTACGTTGTTCTGTATGAAAAAAATCAAAACTATAAAGCCCAAATTGGCACCCAAAGTCGGTAGCCTCTGTTACAGCGTCACGGAAACGCTTATTCAGAACCTTGCCGTCAAACTTTCGGCATACCTGTGCCAGTCCGTCCAGAGCTTTTATTTCAAGCTGTCGGCGCTCTATCAATGCGTCAACGTGCTTGCAATACTTCTTCACCTCGTTGGCCTTCTTGTCGGCTTCATGCTTTTTTGCAGCCGCTATAAAGTCCGCCTCCGTGCCGATGCTGTAGGCTTCTTCCTTCATGCCGCGCTCACGGCAAAACTGATGATGCAGATCTATATACTTCTGTGCATCCTCCTTTGTGGCGAAGAAGTGTACGAACTCCGTGTTATCAGCCTTCCACAACCATAGCTCGCCATCTTTGCAAATTAGTTTTTTTGCTTCTACAAATATCTGGTTCATAATTTCTCAATTTTTTAGATGTTCTATAATAGGGCTGCCCTGCTGCCAGGCGCAGCCCGTGAATGATAATTAGTAAGACAATACGACTATACGGTAGTATTCCGTTTGGCCATCCTCTGGAATATTGGCAATACACAAATCGCCTGTCGGAGCCTCGTAAATATACGAGCTGCCTATAATATCGTACACCGTAAACTCGCCTCTCTGCTGGCTGTGCTCGCCGCCGTTGGCTATACACGTGATGCCGTTGTGACAGCCTCCGGCTGGTGCCGGAAAGTCCGCACCGACCATTCTATCCTGGAGGAAGCGCGACGTATATCTGCCTGCCTCCTTGCTTGTCAGTTTCAAGGCCTGTGCCATGAGGCGTTTCGCCTCCTTCCATCGTGCCTCGTTGAACATGTCGCGACGCTGCGGTAAATACTGTGTATCGTTAGTAACGTTGAATAATACTATCTGTGCCATAATCTGTAACTTTTAAAAGTTGGTGATGTTTTTATATGCCTATAATAGGCGGGTTAATACTCGATGCAAAGTAACAGTGCCGCTACTGCTGCCATGATGTTGTAGCCGACGAACTGCCAGCCGGTGCACAGGATAGGGTCGCCATCTTGGTCATAAAAGCTGTGCTGAGCCCGGAGCCACTGGCTGGCCGTTTTAAAGGCCGCCAGGGCGTTCTTGGCCATGCGAGTGACGAGTAATACGGCGACGGTGAATAATGCCGTCAGAAGGGCGCGAGCGCTCGCTGTGCGCGATATTGTGATGTTCTGTGCCATGATGATGTATTGTTTAAGCGGTTTTCTTATTCTGTTCTTCCACTTCTTGCCAGAGACGCTTGCCCGCTGTGCTGTAGCCATGATTTTTCACGGACTTCATAACAAGGTTTTTCTCGCGATAGTCAACACATGCCGAACCTATATAAGTTCGGACTCCGTTCTTACGGTTGATAGCGTAATGCTCTATTAAATACATTGTTCTCATAATTATAAAGTATTTTATATGTTTCTTGTTTACGCTTGCAAAGGTAATATATCTATTTGTTTTGCACAAATAAAATCATTAAAAAATTTATATTTCCATTTGCTTTTAACATTCATAAAGTAATAAACATATACACAACAGCAAATATTTACATTTGTTTATAAATCTCTAATATCTGTGATATTATATAATGTGTGTAATGTGATGAAGTAGGGCGCCCTGTGGTGCCAGGTATGGAGTATTGCCAGCGCGCCACCTTTGCGCCTCCTGTTGCCTG